CTCTTTCGACCCTCGTGCCGGGCACCTATTTATCGGTCACCAGTTTTGGAACGGCCTTTTCAGTTGGACGCCAGAAGATGTTCTTCCATCAGTCGGCCGGTACCGGCGGCCCGGCTGACTACATGTACGACCCGGTCACCGATAGCTGGGTCGTGCTGACGACGAACATCGCCGGACCGACGACATCGTGCGTGTGTATCTTCGATGAGACGAACGACCAGATCATCGCGTTCGAACAGCACGGATCTGGCTCGACCGACTGCGACGTCTGGGTCGGCACGCTCGCCCTTGATGTTCTCGCGACGGCGCCGCTCGGCGTCTTCGATCCCCATCTCGTGCCTCAGGCCTGGTTCTAGATGGCGGCCGATCAGAGTCTGCGCGTCCTCGGCTGGTTCGATCCCGATCTGGTCACCGCCAATACCGGGACGACGACATTCGAGAATCTCGACGGGACACTCACGACGTCGGCGGGACTCGTGAAACAAACGGCCAAGAGTCCGGCCGGAGCGCTGACCAGCAGCGCCGTGCTCGTGAAGCAGACCCAGAAGAATGCCCTGGCCGGGGCGTTGCCTACGAGCGGGCTGCTCGCCAAACGCGCGCAGAAGCTGCTGGTCGGCACGCTGTCCGAGGCGGGAGCGCTGACGAACCGGATCGGCAAAATCATCGCTGGCGCCATGGCGTCTGCGGGGTTGGTCGTCAAGCAGACGGACAAGGGCCTGGGCGGCACGCTGACGACCGCCGGCGGCATGACGAAACAGGACGCCACCGCGCTCGTCGGAACACTGACGTCGAGCGGCCTCGCCGTCAAACGGACCAACAAAGGGCTGGCCGGCACCCTCACGTCGAGCGGGGTGCTCGCGGCGACGAAAGTCGCGCTGCTCGCACTGGCGGGCACCCTGACTTCCAGCGGCACGCTGGTGAAACAGGCGCGGAAAGTCTTTGTGGGAGCGCTCCCCTTTTCCGGCGGCCTCGTGAAGCGGGCGCAGCCGGTCCTGGCGGCGGCGCTGGCCACCGCCGGCGTCATCGGCAAGCAAACAGGCAAGGTCCTCGCAGGCACTCAGACGGCGAGCGGGGCGGTCGTGACGAGCCGCCTGGCGCTGGTGTCGCTCGCGGGCGCGATCGCGTCCAGCGGCCTGCTCGGCAAACAGACGCAGCTGCACGCGGCGGGTGCGCTGCCAGTCGCCGGCGCGCTGACAAAAGCCATCGGGCGCTCGGCGAGCGGGGCGCTGGGGCTCAGCGGCGAGGTCAGGAAACAGGCCCGGACGTTCCTCAGCGGGATCTGGCAGGCGCTGGGGACGGTTCTCAGCGGGATGGTGGGCGCGCCGACGCCGCGCGAGCTGGCGTTCCCAGCCTCCGCATCGACGGTGCTGGCCCTGACCGCGCGGCGCACGGTCACGCCAGCGCTGGCGGCGAATCTCGGCGTGACATTTACATTTTTGGCGAGTGAGGCCTGACGGATGGCACAGATGAACGACATCGCCTGCTACAAGGGCGAAGCCATCCTCGCGACGTTCACGATGACCCCGGCGACGGACATCACCGGCTGGACGATCACGTTCACGCTGCGCCGGCATGCCACCGATGCCGCAGTCCTCCTACAGAAAAGTTGCGGCGTTTTCGATGCGGTCAACGGGAAGTTTCAACTGGCGCTCAGCAAAGCGGAGACGACGCTGGGTGCCGGCGATTACGTCTACGACATCCAGCGCGTCGATAGCGGATCGGAAGCGGTGCTGTCGATCGGGCGCTTCCATGTGGCGCAGGAGGTCCTCACGCCATGAGTCTCGATGGCCTCGCGGTGTTCACGCTCGAGGACTTCAAAGGGCTGCTCCGCATTCCGGAACAGGAGGAGACGGACGATACGGCGCTGACGCTGATCGGCAACGGCGTCTCGGCGTACGTCGACGCGCGGACGGGGACGAAGTGGAAGAAGCGGACCTACACCATCACGCGCGATGGCGACGGTCGCTCAACGCTGCTGCGCCTGCCGCGCCCGATCGCGTCAGTGGCCAGCCTGACGGTCGATGGTACCCCGCTGGTCCAAGGCCAGGACTTCTGGGTCTACGGCGACAGCGGCAAGATCGCGCTGCAGGGGCGGACCTTCCCCTGCGGCTTCCAGAACGTCGTCGTCACCCTGGACGCGGGCTATGACGTGGTGCCCTACGATATTGTCGAAGCGGCCCTCGAGCTCGCGAAGTCGGCCTACGACGAGCTGAAGACCGGCGCCGTGTCCCTGAGCTCGATCAGCATCGGCTCGGTGAACGCGATCCTGAAGCCCGGGCTGAATCCGCGCATCGAGAAATTCCTCGACGCGCACCGGGATCTCCGAGGCTGAACATGCTGACGCGATGGCTCTTCATCGGCAGCGTGCTCGCGCTCTTCGCGGCCCCGTTTTATGTCTGACGCGCCGGCGATCACCGTGGACAGTAACGCGGCCGCGGTGGCCGTGCAGTACGCCCAGGCGCCGAAGCTGGTCGGCCGCACGATCGTCCGGATCCTGCGGACCGTCGGCGCCGGCCTGGTCAGCTACATCGGCCGCGAGAAGCTGTCCGGCCAGGTGCTGGGCGTGCGCACCGGCACGCTGCGCCGCGCGCTCTACTCGCGCGTCTTCGTCGACGCGAACGGCCTCGACGCCGGCGTCGCCGTCGGCGCCGACGTGAAGAAGGCCCCGCAGGCGCGCGTCCAGGAATACGGCGGGACGATCAGCGCGAAGGGCGGCGGGTTCCTCACGATTCCGGTCGGGCCCAACCTCACGGGCAAAGGCGTGATGCGCGTCTCGGCCTCGGCGTTCATCGCGAACCCCGAGAGCCTCGGCTTCGATCACGCGTTTGTGAATCCCAAGAAGACCGCGATTCTGGGCGTCCGCCAAGACGGCAGTGTCGAGGCGGTCTTCGCGCTGAAACGCTCCGTGACGCTCCCTGAGCGGTCCTATCTGCGCGCCGGCGTGAACGAGCGCCGCGCCTGGATCCTCGAGCAGCTCGGGCACCTGCAGCAGCCAGGCGAGAGCGCCGGGAGCGAAGCGTGATCTGCGCCTCGAAACTGCACCTCACGCTCCTGGATATCCGGCTCCTCCGGGCCTTGCATATCGCCCCCTGGCCTTGTCCGGGCTGTGGATCTGGCGCGCCGGAGGCGCAGTAGCGCATGGCCTTCGATACGCAGCGTGGCAAGGTTCTCGCAGCCCTCATCGCGCGGTTCCAGGCGATGACGATCGCCGGCGGTTACCACTACGACGTCCAGGCGGCGTCCGTGGTAAGCGACCCGGTCAACATCCTCACCGTCCCGGATCCCTTGCTGCCGTTCTTCCTGGTGGAACCCTCGCCGAGCTCGCGGGTCTACTGGCCCGCGATGCGGACGAAGATCGACGCGCACTTTCTCGTCACGGCGCGCGTGCTGGCCAACGGCACGAGCCCCACGCGGAAAGTCGAAGCGGGTGAGAACTTGATCGGCGACGTCGAGAAGGCGATCGCCACGGATATTACGCTCGGCGGCCTCGTGATCGACGCGCGGCTGCAGGAGCCGGATGGGCCGATGGTCGGCATGGGGACGAACAATAACGTCTTCGTGCTCCTCGACATCCTGACGATCTATACGCGGGTGTACGGAGCGCCGTGACGATGAAACGCTGTCCGCTCAATTCGATCCTGCTGCTCGGCCGCGACGACGGTGTCGCGTTCGGCCTCGGCGCGATCGTCGACGGCGCGCGTGTCCTGACCCGCCCCGATTTCACCGTTGCCGACGCGGTCGGCCCCGACTTCGCGTCGTGGCCCGACGCGAATGCTGACCCGCATGCCGACGTGGCCCCGCCGATGGGCCCGAACGATTCCGTTGACCAGGAGCCATCATGAGCGTTCCGAAGTTGCAGATTGGACGCCTCGGCGTCGCGTACGTGATGAACGAGGGCAGCTATGGCGCGGGCGGCACCTTCGCCTCGACCGATGCGTACCGCCACCTCAACATCGCGTTGAAGAAGAAGAAGAACCGCGCGAAGTCGCCGGATCGCTACGGGCACCCGTCGCTCGTGCAGTCGCTGACGCGCCGGATCTCGGCCGAGTTCTCGACGGCCGGTCTGCTCTTTCCGTCCGGCACGCTCAACACGCTGCCGGACAACGACCCGTTTCTCGCGAGCGCCTTCGGCGGCACGACCCGCAACGTGACGCTGTCCACGACGTTCACAGGCACGCCGACGACCACGACCGGCACCGTCGCCTCCGCGACGGGCCTCGCGGTCAACGATCCCGTGCTGATCAACATTGCCACGGGGGCGAACGCCGGGAAATACGTGCGCTGGCTGACCGTCGTCGCCGGTGCCAACCTGACCTGGGCGCCCCCGCTGCCGGGCGCGCCGGCCGCCGCCGACACGCTCAAGGGCTGCATCGGCTACGTGCTCGGCTCGGCGACGCCGACCACGCTGCCGCCCTCGCTCACCATCGCGCGCTACCTCACCGACATGTCGTTCCAGGGCATCGGCGCCGTGCCGGACGTGCTCAAGATCATGTTCGACTCGAACGACGAGGTCCGGTGGGAGTGCAGCGGCCCGATGAAGGACCGCACGCGGCCCGCGACCAGCGCGAAGCCTGGCGCGTTCACCGTCGTCGGGAACAATCCGCCCTCGGGCCTGACCGGCGGCTTCACGATCGACGGGTCGGCCGAAGACTACATCAAGGCCGTCTTCACGCTGACCAACCAATTCAAGTTGGACAACTTCGCCGGCGGGACCGCCACGGCGCGCAACTTCTACCGCGCCGGGGAGCGCGCCGTGCAGGTCGACATCGACTCCGTGCTCGAGGACGACACCACCGTGCTCGATCTGTCCGAGAACAACGGCGGCGACACGCCGATCCTGGTGCAGTCGGGCAGCGTCGAGGGGAGCATCATCGCGTGCTATTGCCCGAAGGTGGAAATCGAGACGCCGGACGATACCGACAACGACGCGTTGCTCGACGCGAAATATTCCGGGTTCGCCAAAGGATCGGCGACCGGCAACGACGAATTGTTCGTCGCGTTCGCCTGACCGCGGCGCGGCGTGGGTGTGCCGGAGAGCGCATCCCACGCCGTTTCGGGTGTGACCTCTCCACGCTTGCATGCCCGCTGACTCGCACGTCGCGCGCAGCGTAGTCCCTGCGACTCCGCGTGACGGCCCCGCCGAGATCGGCATCGCCCGACCGACCACCACTTTCGGTACTGCCTCGTCACCACGAGGCCAAGGAGTCCCTCGCGATGCCTGTCGTCCTGAAAAAGCAAATCCCCTTCACCGTGCAAATCGACGGTCAAGACGTCCGCCTGTTCATCAAGCGGATGACCGTGGAGGAGTACGCCGAGTTCGCCGCGGAATTCCTCGCGCGCAACAAGCAGCAGCACGCGCCCTCCGAGTCGATCGTCCGGAGTCGGGCGGATCAGGCGCGGCGCGACACGGAGGACGCGCTCGAGTACGCGCACTGGATCTGCGGGGTGTTCGGGAAGTTTGTCACCGTGCAGGCCGGCGATCTGCAACTCGACACCGCGGAGATCACGAGCGGGGAGGAGTTCGCCCGCGTGCTCGCGGGCTACGACGACGTCGTCGCGACCGTCCTCGCGCAGGTGTATCTGGCGAATCGGGTGAGCGCGGCGCAAAAAAAAACCTCCTCATTACCCTCCGGTTCCGCGACTGGCTCCGCACCGGTGCTGTCCCTGGCGGGGAATGGCACCGCACCAGAGACGACTGCGGCCAGTGCCGCGCCGAAGGCCTCTGCGCCAAGCGCGCCTGTGTCGGACCTCCCGGCAAGCGCGTCATCTGGCACGACGGACCCGTCACCCTCCGCGTTTGCCCCGTCCGGTTCCTGACGATCGAGGCCGAGATGGTGCTGACGCTGTTCGCCGCGTGCTACCAGCCGGTGGTGACCGCCCTCGGCGCCACCGATTGGCAGCGCACCGCCTTGCCGCAGGCCGGCGGCGTCGGCGATCAGGACGCGTGGCTCCTCGACGCGTTCGAGTACGTCCGGCGCATCCAGATCGAGCTCGCGCGGGATCGCGCGCGCGCGGCGAGGCCGCCGTCGCGACCGAAGCCCACCAAGGCGCGGAAGGCGCCCGCCCGTGAGCGATAACGTCGAACTGCAAATTCGGGCCAAGAACCTCACGCAGGAGGCCTTCAACAAGGTCTCCGAGGCGCTGAAGGCGCTCGAGGCCCAGTCCGCGCAGACCGCGACGAAGAGTTCGGCGTCGTTCTCGGGGCTCGCGTCGTCGGTGAAGGGCCATCTGGGTGAGATGGGCAGCGGGCTCGAGGCCGCCTTCACGCATCCAATCGAGGGTGTGCAGCAGCTCGCGGGCTCGATCGGTCACACGCTCAAAGACGCGATTGCCTCGATTGGGCCCGAGGGCGCGATCGCGGCCGCCGGGCTCGGCGCCATGCTCGCCGTTGCCTCAGGCATCGTGGCGATCACCGTCGGGCTCGCGAGCCACGCCGCCACGGCCGGCGAGGAGGTGCTCGCCTTCTCGCAGAAAACTGGGATCGCGATCCAGAACGTCGGGGCCCTGCAGTTTGCCGTCACGGCCGCCGGCGGGAGCCTCGATTCGATCAGTTCCATCCTGCAGCACCTCACGCTGAAAGAAGCGACCGACCAGGGCGGCCGGTTCTCAGCGGCGCTCAAGGACATCGGGATCAACGCGGACGCGTTCCACAAGATGGACAACGAGTCCAAGATCCTCGCGCTCGCCCACGGATTCCAGCAGGGCGCGAAGAGCGGGAACGACATGGGCGCGGCGATTGCCCTGATGGGGCGCTCGGGCGCCGAATCCCTCCCGCTGCTCCACAAGCTCACCGACGATCTCCTGCACCAGGGCGAAAAGCTCGGCGTGCAGTGGACGGAAAATTCCGTCAAAGCCGCCGAACAGTTCAGCGTCGGCATGAAGACCGTCGAGACCGCGATCGGCGGCATCGCCACGCGGATCGGGCTCGCGCTCCTGCCGGCCGTCACCGACATGGTGACAAAACTCGCGAACTCGCCGACGTTCATCGACGGCGTCACATCAGCCGCGGTGACGCTGGCGCACGGCCTCGGGTACGTCATCGAAGGGTTCGGCTACGTCGTCGCCGGCGCGCTCAATATGGGCGCGGAGCTGACGCGCCAGGCGGCGACCGTCGAAGCCTTCGCGGTGTCGTTCGATTCGATGGTCCTCAGTGTCCTGAAGGGCATGTCGTACCTGCCCGGATCAACCTTGCTCGTCGGTGCCGCCGTGCAGCAGGTCGCCGGCGATCTCGCCAGCCACGTCAGTCATCTGAAGACGCTGGCGGACGTGGATGACAAGCTGTCGCAGAGTTCAAAGGCCGTGGCCGACGGATCGAAGGCCATCGGCGCGGCGCTCCAGGGCGTGACGGCGCAGAGCGTCCAGGCCGTGGAGACGCAGCTGTCGCTCAATCGAGTGCATAACGACGGCGGCGCGGCGGCGGAGAAGTACGCGAAAGCCGTGCAGGCCATTGTCGATGCGCTCGAGGGCGACAGCTTGAAGACGCGCGAAACTAGCGACGCGATCGGCCGCGTGATCGCGCTCGGCCAGGACGACGTCGACGTGAAGACGCGCGTGGTTGCGGCCATCGAAAAACTGATCGCCGGGCATGTGAAGCTGACGGCCGCCGAGCAGGCCTACTTCGACGCGAACAAGGGCCTCACGAAGGAATCGGCGAAGGGGCTCGAAGATCTCGAGAAGCTCCACAACGAGTACTACCAGCTTGTCGCGAAGGGCGAAGGCGAGACGCTCGCGACGAAGCTGGCGGCGAATCAGAAGGCATACGACGACTACGTCCTGACGCTGGAGAAGACCAAGGCGCTCAACGCGAACTACGACGCCGAGCTCGCGGCCGCGCAGCAGGTGAAAACACAGAAGGATAAGAACGCCAAGGCCGAGCAGCTGGCCGCCGAACAGAAATTCGCCGCCGAGACCGGCAAGCTCGAAGACGAATACGCCGCTCTCGCCGCCAAGGATGCCAATCAAACCACGGAGGCCAAGCTCGCCGCCGTCGAGACCTGGCTCCACGGCGAACTCTCCGCGCTCGACGAGGCGAAAGTGGGCGAGGAGAAATTCGCCGAGCGCGTCGGCGTGCTCGATCAGCTCCGAGCCATCAAGCGGAAACAGATCCTCGACGACCGCGCGAAAGAGGAACGGGCGCACGCGCAGGAAATTACCGATCTCTGGGCGCAGACCGATAGCATCCTACTGGCGCAAAGCGGCGACACCGTCACCGCGCAGCTGAAGGACGTGCAACGCTGGTACGACGACCAGGTCGCGAAGCACCGCGAGGCGCACACCGACTCGGTGGAGTTCTACCAGGCCATCCAGGCCCTCACGGCCGCGAAGACCCAGGACATCATCCACGCCCAGGATCCGCTCTGGCAGGCCTGGAAGGGTCTGACCGTCGACATGCGGACGTCGATGGCCTCGACGTGGGAACAGGTCCTCTCCGGCGCCAAGAGCTGGAAGGACGCGATGCTCCAGCCGTTTCACGGGCTCTGGGACGGCATCAAGAAGATCCTCGCGGGCATCCTCGCCGATTTCGAACAGCAGCTATTCAGTCCGCTGCTGAAGCTGGCGCACAACGCCATCGGGCAGCTCGTCTCGGCGATCTCGGGCGCTGCCAGCGGCGGGGCTGGTGGTGGCGCCGGGATCGGCGGCTTGCTCGGCGGGCTCCTCGGCGGCGGCGGCGCGGCGGCCGGCGGCGGCGCGGCACTCAGTGCCCTGCCGGGCACGGTGATCCCACTCTCCACACTCGGCATTCCTGGTCTGGGTGCGGGTGCCGGTGCTGCCGGCGCGGGGCTCTTTGGCCTGGGGTCATTCGCGACGGCGGGCATCCTCGCCGGCGTGACGGCCGCGATTCCGGCGATCGGTGGGCTGATCAAGAAAGTCTTCGGGACCGCCGGGCGTGATGCCGTCGAACAGTTCACGGCCTCGCAGGGCGGCTTCGATGCCCTGCACAAACAGCTCAATCAGCTCGGCGCCGAAGGCGAGAAACTCTGGATCAATCTGACGCAGGGCGTCGGCCGGAATAATCCAGCGCAAGCCGCGGCCGCCGTCAAGCAGGTTCAGGATGCGCTCGCAAACTCCCCGGCGGCGCTCGCCGCGCAGGCCGGTTTCAAAACGAACGACGAGCTGAAGAAGGCCGCCGACGATGCGGAAAAGATGTACGAGTACGTCCGCGACAGCGGGAAGTACTCGGCCGACGTCGTCGCCGAAGCCTGGAAGCGCGCGCAGCAGGCGATGGCCGACGCCGGCGACACGCAAGCGATCGCGGCGCAGAGGGCCGTCGCGGCAGCTGGCCAGCTCACCGACATCATGGGGAAGAGCGAGCTGGACGCCCTCCATAAGGGCTATGCCCAAGCGCAGGAGGAAGGATTCAAGGGCGCGGAGTCCGACTTCCTCTCCCAGCAATTGGAGTTCTATCAGACGCTCAAGGAAGGCGATGCCCGTCTGAAGACGTGGTTCTCGGGCACCACGATCGACGCGTTCAATCTGATCAAGAGCGGCGGCGGGGACCTCGCCAAATCGCTGACGGACAAAATCAAAAGCCTCAACGACGAGACGCAGTCGCTCGTGGATTCGATCGCGAACGAGGCGCCCGAAGAGGTCATGGGCGTCATCGAACAGCAGACGCGGGCGCGCATCGCGCAGCTCGAAAAAGACAAGGAAGAGACCACCAAGCAATTGCATGACGCGGCCGACGCCGCCGTCAAGAGCGCGGCGGATGCCGCGAAGCAGGCCGGGGCGGACACCGCCGACGCCGTGCAGTACGCGCTCGAGCATCGCGACTTCCACGTGCGCGTCAAGGTGGATCTTGACGGGTTCTCCAGCGGCAGCGGCAGCCTCGGGAGCGGCGGTGATGACGGCAGCGGCGAGGGGCTGCCGGCGCATGCCGACGGCGCGTATATCCGCGAGGACCACGTCGCGCGCGTCCACGCCGGCGAAATCATCGGCCCGATGTCCTTCATGACGCAGGCGCTTGCCGGCGCGCTCGCCGCGACGGGCGGTGGGGGCGGCGCGCTCGTGGCCGCACCGATCGTCCTTGACGGTCAGAAGGTCGCCGACCTCCTCGTGCGTCGCGTGCCGGCGGCCGTCCAGCGCTTCGGCGTGAAGAAACGGTAATGGCGCTGACGATCACGATCGCCGGCGTCGACCGCACGTCCGCGCTGTTTCTCCCGGATCAAGGCGGCGACGTCTCGGGCTCCCTGATTCCGGGCGCGCGCGGGTCGATGCGCATCAGCGTGTTCGACCGATCCGGCACGACCGGCTACCGGCCGGCCATCGATCAGACGATCCTGCTCGCGGACGGCGCGACCACCATCTTCGCCGGGCTCATCGACGACGTCGAGGAACAGCCGCTCGGCACCGATCTCGACGTCGGGCTGATGATGCATATCACCGCGTCCGATTGGTGGAGCTACTTCGATCGCGTCACCTACACGCACGCGTACGCGGCCGGCGTCTCGTTGAAAACGGTCCTGCAGGACCTCATTGCCAATCCGCTCGCCCCCTTCAGCGTGACGCTCGATGGGGGTCAGGCGACTGGCCCGACGCTGACCGACGCCTTCACGATCGTCGGCGAGACGCCGATGTCCACGATCTCCCGGCTGACGACGCTGACCGGCTGGGTGGCGATCCTGACGCCGGCGAAGGTGCTCCGCATGGTCGCGCCGGGGACTGAGTCCTGCGGCTTCGCGCTGGGCGACGCGCTCACGGGCACGCTCGGCGTCGTCACCTGGAAGCAGGAACGGAACGCGAAATACTGCAATCGCGTCGTGCTGACCTGCGGCGACACGAGCCGGGTGCAGACGACGGAGACCTTCATCGCCGCCGGCGGCGAGACCCAGTTCGTCACGAAGTATCCCGCGGTCCTGGATTACAACAGCGTCTGGCCGAACGAGCTGTTCGTGAACGGCGCCGGGCTCGGGCCGGTTGATTGGACGCCGAGCATCCTGCCGGGCCATCACTGGCGCTGGGACGCGGCGAACCATACGCTGATCGTGGACAACGTCATGTACACGCCGCTCGCCGGCGACGTGATCACGGTCACCTACGAGATCCAGTATCCGTTCGTCGTCACCTACGACGATGCCGCCGAGCAGGCCGCGCACGGCGTCTTCGAACAGAAATTTACCGATACCTCCATCTTCGACATCGATGCGGGCAACGCGATGGCGCAGTCCATCGTGCGGCAGCGGATCTCGCTGCCTCGGCAGGTCAGCGTGCGCGAGAAGGTTGGCCTTGCCTATCCGGGGCAATCGATCACGCTCACGTATGCCGAGCGGACCGTGTCCGGATCGCACCTGATTTCGGCCGTCGATTTCCGCAACCGGGAGGACGGGACGCTCGAATACACGCTGACGTGTCTCTCGGGCTCGGATCTCAACGGCTCGTGGTTGGACTTCTACCGGGATCTGCTCGGCGGGAGCGGGAGCTCGACCGGGGCCAGCGCGCTCGGGATGACCGGCGGGACGACGTCCACCGCGATCGCCGGCGGCACCGACAAGGATGTGCAGTTCAACGATCACGGCGTCTTCGGCGGCGACGACGCCTTCACGTTCGACAAGGCCGGCAAGAACCTCGTGCTCGGCGCGCTTTCCTCGATCACCGCGACGTCGGCCGAAGCGTGCGCCGTCTTCGGGTACGACTGCCACATCACGGACTGACGTTTCATGGCGAAGACCCGCACCGTCTTCTATTACGCCGAAAGCGGCATCTCGACGGCCGGCGGGCAGATGTTCATCTTCTCCGGGAATGGGGATACGACCGGCGCGATCTCGCCGCCCCCGATGCTGCGCGCGGGCACGCTCGCCAATCTGCGCATCTGGTGGATCACGCCGAACGGCGTCGGGCAATCGCGCACTTTTACCCTCAAGAAAAACGGCACGACGGTCGGCACCTACACCGACGCGGGCGCGGGGGCAACGACGCTTGTGCAGGCCGGCGCCCTCACCACCGTGACGGCCACCGACAAGATCCTGCTGGTGCAGACGAGCACCGGATCGCCCGCGAGCATTGCGCTCTGGATCACCTTCGACTTCGAGAGCGCCGATGACTCGACGGTGTACGGGTTCGGCGCCGGAAGTTCGTTGAATCAATTCCTCACGAACTACATCGCTCCGCTCGGCGGATCGCCCTATACCAGTGGCAGCAGCCCGATCGTCGTGAACGCCGCGGGCACGGTGCAGCAGTGGGCGGCGACCTTCCAATTTGCGGCCGGCGCCGGCCAGTCGTGGACCGGCGTGCTGGTGAAAAACGGCGTGCCGCAAGACGGCACCGGCGGCACACCGAACACGACCATCTCCATCAGCGGCGCCAGTACGACTGACGTCACGAGTAGCGCGTTTAGTCTCGCGCTGGCGAAGCTCGACACGCTCGAGGCGCGGTTCACGCCCTCCGGCGGCCCACCCTCCGGAGGATGGGTGACCTGCATGATGGCCTGGCAACCGACGACGACGGGTGACCTGCTCGTCGCCGTGTCCTCACCCGATGCCCTCACGGGTGGGTCGACGACCGAGTTCCTGGCGCCGTACGGCAATCGCAACTGGGTGAGCGTCGAGAGCGGGAGCGGCGGCGCCGCGCTGCGTGGCGGGGACACCGCGCTGACGCTGCAGCATCTCTACGTCCGTCTGACCAGCGCCTTGACGACGGGGCAAAGTTGGACGTTCACCCTCCGCGTGAACGGCGCGAGCACGCCCATCTCGATCACCCTCGGCGCCGGCGATCAGGAAGGGACGTACCTCCCTGCCGACAGCGTCTCGATCGGCGTCGGCGACTATTGGGATATCCGCGCGGTCGGTTCGTCCGCACCCACCGGCGTCGCCGCCCGGGTCTCCTTCCTGGCCGCGCCGGCGGTGATCCGCGGGAGCACAGTCTTCGGCGAATCGACCACGGTGACGAAATCGCGCGCTGTGGCCTTTGGGCTCGATGGCGCGACGAATACGCACAACGAATCCGGCAAGCTCAAGATCTTCGGCAACTTCGACGTCACGGGGATCGCGACGTTCCTCGGCACGATTGTCCTGGCCGTCCGGCTCGCCTTCAGCCAGATTGCCCAGGCGTCCGCCGCGTCGGTGCTCCTCGGCCGCGGCTCGAGCGGCGCCGGCGACTTTCAGGAAATTACCCTCGGCAGCGGGCTCTCCATGAGCGGGACCACGCTCAGCGCCAGCGGCGGCGGCAGCACCGGGGCCGGCGACGGCGCGCTCGTGCTCCTGGAAGAGCGGACGGCCTCGGGGGCGGCGACGATCGACGTCACGACGCGGAACCAGAGCGGCTTCACCGGCGCGACGTTCCAGTCGGACTTCGACGAGTACATCATCAAGTTCACCAGCCTCGTCAATGCGACGAACAATGTCGATCTTGTCTTCCAGGTCTCCACCGATGGCGGCGCGACGTTCTCCGCGACCGGGTACGAATACGTCACCGTCAACAATTCGACCTCGAACGTCGGGCTCGGCACGAACACGAGCGCCTCGGCCTCGAGCATCCTGCTCTTCCCGGGCGTCGATAACGGCCAGAGCTACGGCGTCAGCGGGACGATCGAAGTCTCTGATCCGCTCAGCGCCTCGCTGAAGAAAGAGTTCCTGTATCGGCTGAGCGCGCCCCTGCAATCCGTCGCGCGGCGCTACATGCAATACGGGAGCGGCTTCTGGGGCTCGGCGAGCGCGATGAACGCGGCGCGGGTCAAGTTCACGACCGGGAACATCACCGGTGCCCTGCGGGTCTACGGCGTCCGCAAGACCGGCCCGGTGGCGCCGCTCCAAACGATCGAAGTGGCGCTCTCGTCGGCCGACATCCTCGCGCTGCGCGCGACGCCGAAGACGCTCGTCGCGGCGCCGGGCGCCGGCCTCCTGCTGGAATTCTGTGGCGGGGTCCTGATCCTGGACGCCACTGCGACGGCCTATGTCGAGAGCGCCGCGAATCTCGCCGTGAAATACACCGACGGCAGCGGCGCCAAAGTCTCCGACGACATCGAAACGACCGGCTTTATCGATCAGACCGCGGACACGATGACGTCGATGCGGCCGAAGCTCGACGCCATCGTGGCGAAAACCGGGTGCGAAAACAAAGCGCTCGTCCTCCATAACCTCGGCGCCGGCGAGTACACGACGGGCACCGGCGTCATCCGGGCGAAGGTGGCGTACCGCGTCTGGACGACCGGCTGGTAGGCGTTGGCGAGACCTTTGAAATGAGGCCCGCGTTCCTTTTCGTCGGCATCCTTCTCTGCTTGGCGATGCAACCGCCGATGGAATCGTCCCTCGGCCGCTTCCCGCTGCCGCCTGTCATCGGGATGCGTGGACCGTTCGCGTCAGGCGACCCCCAGGCGGAGAAGGGCACCGGCATGTTCGATCTCGAGTTCCTCAAATACGGCATCACCCAGGGCGGATTGACGATCGTCTGTCTGGTGGTCTTCGCGTTTTACCGGCGGGATTTCCTGCGCAAAATCAAAGACGCCCAGGGGGACAAGGCGATCCTCATCGATCTGGTGCAGAAGAATACGCGCGCGTACGGCCGCCTCGTCACGGCCCTGGACCGTCGGCACCTGGTCGCCGAGGAGAGCGGCGATGACGACTGACGACCGCGCGCAGCTGAAGACGCTCCTGATCCGCCACGAAGGCCTGCGTCTGAAACCGTACAAAGACACGCGCGGCATTCTGACAATCGGCGTCGGCCGCAACCTGGATCGTAATGGGCTGCGCCCGAGTGAGGTGCAGTTCATGCTCGACAACGACGTCGCCGACGTGCTCGCGGGACTCGATCGTGTCTTGCCGTGGTTCCAGCAGTTGGATGCCGTCCGACAACGGGTGTTGGCCGACATGGCCTTTAATCTTGGCTGTGAGGGCCTCCTGGCGTTCAAGCGGACGCTGGCGGCCGTGGAGCGCGGCGAGTGGGCCGCGGCCGCCGCGGCTATGGAAGCGAGCCTCTGGGCGCACCAGGTCGGCGACGGGCCCGGTGGGCGTGTCGATCGCGCCGAGGAGCTCGCACAGATGATGGAAACCGGGCGGGACCCGGCCTAGTTTTTGAAGGGCTGCTACATTCACCCCGTGGCTGGTCGCAAGCTCCCGTCGCGCATTCACGGACCCCGTCGGGTCCTGAGGGAATTGCGTTGGTTGCAGGAGAAGAATCGGCTCGCGGGCGAGTACCGGGCGGCGACGGCCGACGATCAGCGCTGGTGCCGGCACGTCGCCGACGCACTCGCCCTCTTGATTGAGGCCGGCGAGCATGTACTCTCGGGCGGCGATGATCCACGCGATCGGCGCCGCGTGCGCAAGCGCCCGCAGCCGCAACCGCTGTTCCGATGATGTACTAACCGTGTACTAACCGCGCCCGCCCTCCCTTCACAGGTCGCGCGCCTCATCGCTGGATCACCAGCGGGAGGACCTGTGAACGTTCGTCGCGCCTGGCTCATCTCCCTCCTCCTGCTCGCGTTCGCGGGCTGCGTCGTGCCCGGCCCGAAGCCGAAGCCCCCGACCGATCCGCCGCCGGCGCCGCGCTACAACATCGTCGTCCACGTCTGTGACGGCGACTGCGCGCAGGATCACAAGATCGCCGGCGCCGCGCTGACGCTGCAGCCCGGCGTACAGACCGCCACGACAGATCTCGCCGGCAATCACACCTTCGAGGCGCTGACCGCCGGACACTACCTCGTCTGTGCAGAGGCGCTCGGGTTCACACCGGACTGCGGATCGACGGACGTCCCGCCAGCGAATTCCGAGATCGCGATCGAGCTGAGGCGTGCCGTCCCGCCAATCCTGCCGCTGACGACGGACGGCCCGATCTTCCTCGCCGGCGACCAGCCGTGGCGCTGGGATGGAGTCTCCGCGTTTCGCCTGCTGGACGCCTTCGCGCACGGCCAGGACCTGCAGCCATTCTTCGATCGCTTCCGCGGCTTCAACGTGCTGCGCGTCTGGCTCTATACGAGCTGGAAGGACGCGAACGGGCAGCCGATCGGGTGGGATCCGCCGGCGGCCGACATCGTGCTCCGGTTCCTGGCGCGTTGTCGTGATGCGGGGTTCTACGTCGAGCTGACGCTGTTCACGGACAACGATCCCGCGCGCAGCGCGCCGATTCGCGCGATCGTGTCCGCGCTCGCGGCTGCGGCGCCGACGAATCTCCTGATCGAGATCGCGAACGAGCCGGACGCCAACAAGATCGATACGACGCCGTATCGGGCGCAGCTCGAGGCGACGCCGTTCCTCTACACGAGCGGCGACTATGACCCGTCATCCTCGCATTTCGGCCGCTATCTGACGTACCACACGCCGCGCGATAACGACTGGCCGCGGAAATCGAAAGGGCTGCGCGAGTTCTGGGACGGCAGCGGGCCCGACGCGCCGGGGCCCGCGATCCATGTGCCCGCCGTGGCGGACGAACCTATCCGGCCGGATCAGGCGAACTACGCCGACCAGGATTACCTCGCGTACTTCGCGCTCGCGTCGCTCGCCGGCGCTGGCGCGACGTTTCACTACGAAGGTGGGAAGTGGGCGCGGCTGCCGGATGCGAACGAAGGGCGCTGCCTCGATGCGGCGCTCGCCGGCCTGAACGCCTTCCCGGCGGATGCGCCGCGGCAGCTCTACGCGCATGACATGACCGATGAGCAGGCGACCGGCAGCCTCCGGACGTATCGCTTCGGGCCGTACGGCGTGCGCGTGCGGCCGAAGACGGGCGCGGTCCTCATCGGCGAGCTGCCACGCTGACCGTCCAACTTGGATCCAACTTGCAAATTTCACCAGGAGAGACCATGAACCGCTCGCTCGCCGACACATTGAAGATCGCTCAGGAGCTGCTCGCCATCTACAAGCCGATCGCCGGCAAGAAGATCGGCCTTGTCGACGGCCTCGAGATCTTCGGCAAGATCCTCGCGGTCCTCAACGCGCACCAGGTAACGCTCCCGGAGCTGCAGGCGCTGCTCGCCGAGATCGGGCCCTTCCTGCCGCTGCTGACCGCCGTCCAGCGCTAGCCATGACCTACGTCGACGCGTACCTGCTCTGGGTGGGCGCGATCCTCGCCGTCTTCTGGACCGGCTTCGCGGTCGGTCGGTGGGCGCGATGATTCCGTTCATTCCGGTCCAGGGCACGGATACCTGGCACGTCGATGATCCCGATCCGCGGCAGCCGTATAACTGGTGGCGTTCGGGGTCGCTGTTGCTAACGGAGCTCGCGGTCCACGGACTCCAGCCCCTCAACGCGGCCGATCCGTTCATCTGGTCGACGGATCTCGATGGCGCGAAGTTCTGGGAGCGCTGGCCTCCATTCAAATCCCGCAAGGACAAGCGCGACTGGCTTGCCGGCGGAAACGCGTTGCGCTGGTACGCGACGTACTACCACGATCGGCGTGAGCCGCTGACCGTCATCTCGCATTCGCACGGCGCGCAGGTTGTCCACTACGCGGCCGCCGGAGGCCTCCGGATCGATTACTGGCTCGACATCGCCGGCCCGGTCCGCAGCGACGTGCTGCAGGAAACAGCGGCAGGCCTCGACAACATCGGTCACTGGCTGCATGTCACCGACGGCGCGTTCGATCTGATTCAAGCGCTCGGCGATCTCGGTGATGGCCATCTCGGACACGTGCCGCGGCCGTCACGCGTGACGACGCTCTCACTCTCGGGGATCAGCCATTCAGAGCTGCTGTCGAGTCCGCTCTTCATCCCGCGCGCGTGGCGCGAGCGTGGGCTGATTCAGTTCCTGCTCGGCGCGGAGGTAGCGCATGTCGTCTGACGATATCTTCAGCAAGGACGCCCTCGACGCGGAGATCAAGAAACTGCCGGACTTGCCGCCGGAACAGGGCGGCGTCGGCGTGGTCGCGAAGGAAGGCGGCGATCTCGGCGTCGAGGGGTCGGTCAACAAAAAGATCGGCGACGGTGGCGCGTTCGTCGAAGCGCAGGGGTCCTGGATGCGGAAAGCTGGGTGGTCAATCGGCGCGTGGTTCGGCTGGAAGGGTAAGTAGCTTCCAGCGCGGCCCGGAATCGCTTGCCATCTGGCGAGTCGAGCCACTTCGCCAACGCAGCGCCCATGCTTTCTACCGCCTGTCTGAGAGGCGCGATCATACTCTCTAGCTGACGCCACTGTTCATGGGCTACACGCTGGAGTTCGGCACGATAACGTTCGAATGCGGCGTTATCCTCGCACTCAGATTCCGTGCACTCTTCTCTCAGCATTCAGTCTCTGGCTCAGGATCCTATTCGATCGGCGTTAGAAGGCCGGCTGCGGCGGGGGGATCGTCAGCATCACCCCGCAACGCGCACAGACGTACAGCAGCGGGATACGCGTCGACGGCAGGCCCGGGGGATTCTGGAGCTTCATGCCGTCTTTCAAGCCGCAATCCAGGCAATCGCGCGCGATCGGCGGTCGATTCCTGTCTGGCACGGGGATGGCGCCATTATGCGCGCGGCGCGGCTACTCGCGCGAGAGGGCGCCACCCAGCGCCAGCACCCCGAGGGTGTAGAGCGACCCGAGGATCACCGCGGCCACGGCCGACCCCATCACGATCGGGAGGAGCAACGGCAGCGGCGCCCAGAGGACCCAGGCCGGTAGCCAGCGCCGCCAGGCGCGCACCGTCGCCGCGAATGGGCCGATCAGCAGCACCAGGTAGTACACCCAGCCGAGCGGGGTCACGAGCACCATCCACACGCCGGCGAGCGCGAGGCGACGGTCCGGGTTTCTGATCAGGAGGATGCGCGCAACCGCGATCGCGCCGATCACCACGATCGCGATGATCGCCGCGCGCGGCAAGTCCCCGACGGCGACGCCGAGGACGCCGCGGCTCCAACTCCGCGCCGCGCATCCCCAGAGCGAGGCATTGTCCGGCCAGGCGAGCCACCGGATCTGACCACCGATCCGCCACCAGGCAACCCAGGCGTCAAGCCCGGTCCAGAGGATGCCGAGGGCCGTCAGCCCGGCGCTCGCGACGCCGGCGACGAGCCAGAGCCGCCACGGCAGCAGCAGCGCGAGCAGCGCGGCCTGCGGTTTGACGGCAATCACCGGCGCCAGCCACAGCCCAGCGGCGACGAGCGCGCCGGTACGATAGGCCAGCCACGCGCGTGTCATCGGATACAGGAGCAGCCAGACAATCTGCCCCTGGAACCAGGCCAGCCACGCGGGATAACTCGCGAGCAGAACGAGCGTCATCCACCAGCGCTCGGTGCGGGAGAAGGCGAGCGCTCTCGAGATGTCGCGCAGCGACGCCGCCAGCGCGAGACCGCTGACGAGCACCCAGAGGAGCTGCGCAGCCCGATAGGGGAGGCGAGAGAGCGGGCCGAATACGGCGCGGACCACGAGCGGCGGATTCAGATTCGGCGCCTGCGCAGTGTAGAGCGCGTGACCCTCGCGCGCCGCGACGCCGGCGTCGTAGAACATCCGGAAGTCGCCCGTCTCGCGCAGGAAGAATCCCACGAGCGCGGTCAGCGTGAGGACGGCGGCGAGCATCCCCACCAGGACGAGCTGTTCTCGTTTGCCCGTCCGAGAGTGACTCCGGCGCACACGCTCCACGTGACTCCACTCCGCTCCACGACTCAGTGCTAAGTGATTGATTGCATTAGTGGTGCGGAAGAAAGGATTTGAACCTTCACGACCTTGCGGCCACAAGCTCCTGAGGCGGTTGGTACATCGCATGGATCGTCCCAATTCTACGAGCGCGATCCGCGCTGACCCCGGATCTCGCGCGATCGCCGCGTTCGTCGTTTTCGTTCCGGTTTCTTCGCACCGCGTCGCGGCCGTGCCTCCGACCGTGACTCCGCACGCCCGAAGGCGGCATCGAGCACCGGCCCGAGCTGGAGGCGCTCCGCGAGTTGATTCACGACGGGCCGCTGCGCGACCGGCCGCAGGTGCGTGTACAGCTGCGTCGTCTGCATGTCCTGCCCCATCGTCGCCGAGCGCTGCGCTTCGGTCAGGCTCGGCACCTCCGCGAGCAACGTCGCGGCTGTATGGCGGATCGTGTGAAACGTCACGCCGCCGACGTCCCGGCCGTAGATGAGGCCGGCGGCTTCCGCGCCCTGGCGGACCGCCCGGCGGATCGACTTCACCGGTTTCCCGCGATACATCACGACCCAGTCGCCCGTCGCCTCGCGGCGCGCCGCCTTCAGGAGGCGTCGGAGCGCCGTGCCGATCGCGACGACCATCGGTTGCTTCGTCGTGCCCATCGTCTTGTGTTCGGTCGCCGTGATGAAGTGCAAGGCCGCGTCGAAGCTCCGGTCCCAGCGGAGCTCAAGGACGTTCTCGAGCCGGAGCTTCGGCGCGAGTGCGGCGATCGCGATGGCGAGCTGCGCATGCCGCGGCGTGTGCTGCAGCCAGGCGCGGAGCTCCGCCGGCGTCACGGTGATCGTGCGCCCGGGCGGTTTGTCCCGCTCGACGTCGCGGAACGGGTTCAGCGTGACGCCGGTCTTCTTCCGAAAGCGCGGGAGCAGGGCGACGCGGTACATGCGGCTCATCACGCTCAGGTAATGCAACCGCTGCTGCGCGCCGATCGGCCGCACGATCGGATCGCCCTCGTCATCCGTGGCGATGCGGACCGTGCGACGCCGAATCCATTCCTCGAATTGCTCGATCCAGTCGGGATCGCGGATGGGATCGGCGAGTGTCAGATTGTGGTACGGCTCGCCGGCGATCGGCGGATTCCGCGGATTGCGACCGCTCGGCCGCGCGCCCCAGAAGCGCAGCACGACGCGGAGCAGGTCCTCAACGCGATCGATCCGGCGGAGCTTCCCGCGCTGACGCAGATACTTCAGGTACGCGTCGGCCCACACGCTGAACCGCGGCGAATGCTCGGTGAGCACCGGCAGGCCGGCGAGCTGCCGGCGAATCCGCCGTTTCTCCTGATCCTCGAATTCCAGGGCATCGGCCTTCGTGATCTGTTTCGTGTTGCCCTGATAGACCCGCCCGTCGATCTTGAATTTGTAGCGGAACGCGGTACGGTCCTTCGGTTTGTGGACGGTCACGACTATACTTCCGGCGCCAGGAAGGGGTCGCGACCGTGAACGAGAATCCTGCGATCGCAGAGCAGACGCGCGCCGTCATGGCGCGAATCAATTCGAGTACCCCAGGAGCGAGGATTGCCGAGGTTCCGACGCTGTTCGCCTTCGGACCCATTTACGATGCGATCGTGGAAGCATCGAAGGCTCGCGCCGAGGTCGATAAGCGAATTGTCGCCGATACCCTTCGGACCCTGATGGGCGCCGCGGCGGCGGATCCCTATGTTCGACATCTCGAGCGGGCCATCAACACGCAGCTACGTGCTGACATCCAGTCCCCTTAATCGCTCGAGCAGGCGGCGGCAGCCGACATCGGCGTAGGACCGCAGGGCGAGCTCGTAGAAGGCGATCGCGCCGGCGATGTCGCCGCGTTGCTCCGCGAGCTCGCCGAGGCGCCGCTGCGTGCGGGCGCGCGCCTGCCGGTCCTGGAACTCGCCGACCTGAAAGCCGCTGTTGCGCAGCGCGCAGGCGAACGCTTCATACGACAGGCGCAGGTGCCGCCCGTGCGCATCGAAGAGCCCGCGGCGATCCTTCAGCAACTCCATCAGCGTCGCGACGACCAGGCGGAGATCTGCGTCCGGGACGAGCTGCGGCCGCGGCCGTGCAGGGATGATCCGATCGCCGGCGCGCATTAGCTCGCTGGCCTTATGTCGCCGCGGTCATCGACCGCAGCACGCGTTGTCGGCGAACTGCCCGTTGCTCGCTCGGCACCGCTGCACATTCGCGTCGTACGTATACGGGCCGAGGGTGCACTGCGACGGCGACGTCGGGCTACCGCCGCACGACAGCAGCGTCCCCGTGCCCGCCAAAGTCAACGCCACCGCGAATCCGGAGAACCATCGTTTCATCATGAGTGTTGTCCTCCATTCGTGCACGCACGTCTCCGTTTGCGGCATTCCTCCATCGCCCGATCGGCAATCTGGATCGACCAGCGCACGATCAGCTCAGGATTCGGAATCGACCGCTGCGCGGCGACGCTGCCAGTAATCGCCGCCCGAAAGCACGCGCACCATTCCTTGTGATCGTCGACGTCGACGCTGCGGAATGAAGAATCCAGGCCAGCCTTCGTAGTCGTCGTTCCAGAAACGTCCCCAACCTTCAGTTGCCGCCGCTGTGGCATAGTCGACTCCCCCCGACTTTCGATGCCATCCGATCATCGTGACGATCACGCGGCCGACGGGCATCTCACGAAGATCTGCGTTGATGATGCCCGCTGTGTCCACCTGGTCGTTGAAGGCGCCAGGCCGTGCCGGTTGCTGTCGGTGGATCTTTTTCCACCGCCGCCGCCGACCGCTGGGTCTCCTTCGAAGTTTCTGCGTAGGGTAGAGTCGATTGTCGTCGCTTGTTCTTCGTCGCCTGCAGGTGCAACATCCGACGGTACAGGTCTCGTTCCTCCTGATCTAATCGCGCCCAATCATCGAGTAGCTGTTTCTGCTCGCCGCTGATCACGGGCCGTCCCGCGTGCGGAAACAGATGCTCGAGCAGATCTGCAACCTCGCCCTTGTCGGCCGCGCGCAGCACTTCACCCGGTGATCGATTGACGACCATCGCGAGCCGTAAACAATTCTCGACGTTGAACGCGAAATCATCTCCTTCCGCCATCGCGCGACTCAGGCGCTGGGGCGTAATCCCGATCGCATCCGCCATCGCGCGCTGAGACTCGAACTCCTTTGAGAGACGTCGGAGGTATGCCGGGAAATCGCTCACAGTGCTTTTAAGTTACGGTGAAATAGTTACTTACAGCTATGTGCTCACAGATGCTTGACAGTGCGTGGATTTGTGCGTACAGTGCATCCCAGTTATGTCAATCAAACACGTCACCTCGCGGCCGCTGTCGGAGCTCCGCGCCGCACTGCACAAAGTGCGCATCGACCGCGATCTGACGTACGAGCAGCTGGCGATCGAGGTCGGCGTGTCGCGTCGGAACCTGATCAAGTTCATGAACGAGCCGCGAGCCGGCGTCCGCGATCGATGGCTCGGCAAAGTTGTTCGTTACCTCGAGACCCAAGAGTCGACCGCCGCGGCGGTGACGACCGAGACCTCCCGATGACGGCGCAGCGCGCGTTCGAGTCGTGCGGACGCCAGGCGGAGCAACTCGCGCGCGCGGAGCGCCGCGTCGTAGCTCGCCAGCACCTCGGCGTGTGCGAGTCCTGTCACGTCCCGCTCGCGCAGCATTTCAATCGCCGCAATCAGTTCCTGTCGTGTGACGACGCGGTCCGGCGCTACCTGGAGCGCGTGACCTTCGGAGAGGCGCGGTAGCGGCATGGCTAGCCATTCTCAGCTCAGCCTCGGGCCAATGGAAGGCAAAGCGCTTGCCCCGCGCGGGACAAACGCCGGTCCGAGTTCGGGACAACCGGTTGTCCTGAAGAAGACAAATGGGTTGTCCCTTCTGATCGAAGCCAGCGATGAGAGCCCTGAGAGTCAGAAAGAGATCGCGCATTCGCTCGGTCTTCCCGATGCGACCTACTGGTCGAAGGTGAAGGTCGGGGAGAAGCCGGCGCCGCGGATCGATCGGTTGACCGATCTCCCGGAAGCCACGCAACGCGCCTACGTCACGCGGTGGGGACGCCAACTCGGGATGTGCGTGTCTGACGCAGACGCGAAGACGCAAGCGCTCGGCGATCTCGCAGAAGCCGCGGTGCGTGCGCTGCGCGCGATTTCGTGAAGGAGGTTCGAACCATGGATGCCCTGGAAACGTCGTTGACGCGCCTCATCGCCGCCGTGCTGACGGCCGTCGTGATCGGCGAGATCTTCCTCCATGCCGTCCTGCCGACGCTGCAGGGCGTGCTAGGAGCCATCAAGTGAGTGGGATCGCGCGGATGAAGCGGCTCGTGCTGGCGAAGCTCGGACAGCTGACGTGCCGCCACGCGTACGTGCTCATCGCGCAGCGGCATCGGCTGTTTCTCCGCTGCCCGATCTGCGGCGCGGAGAGCGAAGGGTTTCAACTCGGCGTGCCGAAGCGGGTCGCGCGATGAGCGATCGCTTGCTGCCGTTGATGGCGCTCGCGACGCGTTGGGGCTGGTCGCGCTCGAAGCTCTATCGCCTCGTGCGGGCGAACGCGATTCCGCATCTGCGCAAAGGGCCGCGACGGGACGTGTATTTCCGCGAGCGCGACGTTGAGGCCTGGCTGGCGGCGCAGACGCGCGCGCCACAGGGCGGCCCTCGACCTGCAGGAACGGCGCGCTCGATTGAGGAGGAGCGACAGCAGGTCGGCATCGCGTCCGAGGACGCATTCTTCACCGCGTAAACGACGAAGGGCTCGCGGCTGTGGAGACAGCGGCGAGCCCAGAGAGACGGAGGTCGGTTCCTTTGGCTGCCCATCAATTTACCAGAGTTCGTGCCCGTTCCGAAAGTCCGCTGCGCCAGTACGCTCGGGACACTGTCGGCTTCGTCGAGGAGGACGCGGTCACCGGCGTGCTGCTCGAGCGGGTCGCCGGCTTTCTCTGCCTGCAGCTGCGCGCGCTGCACGGCCGTCCGACGGCCAGGCTCGATCAGGTGCCCCCCGGCGAAGCGAACCAGATGCGCAGCTACGCCGCCGGCATCCTCCACCTCGTCGAGGCGATCCGCGGCGAGCAGCCGCCGACGGCGCTCGAGCTCGCGCGTTACGAGGTGGGAAAACAGGTCGTCCTGGCGCGCGGCCGCGTACGCGTGCAGGCGCGCAGCCATAGCCACCGCCTGGGCGTCTGGCGGCCCGATCCCTATCGCCCCGATCACGAGCTTGTCACCTGCGAGGCCTGCGGTGCCGGCGCGACGCTCAACGTCCAGTCCGCGCACGAGAGCCTCAGCACCCCGTTACTGACCCTCTGCCCCGAATGGCGGCGGGATCCCTTGTCCACATCAGGAGAAGACCGATGACCGACGCCGCCGTCCAGGAACGCGAACAGGAACACACCAACGGCGCCATCGAAGGGGCCGTCGTCGAGCCGGAAAGCAAGGAGCTCGTCGCGCGCGCCGGGGAACTGCCGGCACCGGTCATGCGCCGCGGCATCACGGAAGGGCAGTGGCGGATGCTCTTCAATCTCTTCCCCGGGGCCCGTCCGGATTCGGCGCTGATGGTCTGGGACTACTGCAAGGCGCGGAACCTCGACCCCATGAAGAAGCCGTGCCACATCGTCCAGATGGATGTGAAGGTCGGCAACACCTGGGTGAAGCGTGACGTGGTCATGCCAGGCATCTACGAATACCGCATCACCGCGCATCGCACGAACACGTACCTCGGACACAGCAAGCCGCTTTACGGCCCGCTCGCGAAGATCTCTGAGGTCGAAGCCCCCGAATTCTGCGAGATGACGTTCTACCGGTGGCATCCGGAGGCGAAACGGATCATCGAGTTTCCCGTCACGGTGTTCTTCAGTGAAGTCGTGGCGACCACGCGCGATGGGCACGCAAACGCCCGCTGGACCAAAGCGCCGCGGCAGATGTTGACGAAGTGCACCGAGGCCGCCGGGCTGCGTGAAGGATGGCCGGAAGAATTTGGCGGCGAACCGACCGCGGAGGAAATGGAAGGGCGAGAGATCGTCGTCGAGGCGGTTCGGCCAGAACCACCGGTCGAGCCCGTGCGGCGGAGCGAGAAGGCCGCCGCCGCCACGCCTGTGGAACCTGTTGCGTCCACAAAGCCGGGCGAGCCGCAGCCGGCCGTCGAGGAGCCGCAGACGAAACCTGCCGCACCGGCGCCGCCGGCGGTCGTGGCGAGCGAGCCGAAATCAATCTTCACGCCGACCGGGCCGATGCAGGTCACGAAGAAGGTTCGCATCGACAACACCGCCGTCATCGACAAGAAGAAATACGGCGTCGAGGTCTACGAAATCTCGGGCATCGCGGATCCCGGCATCGGCTCGGTGTGGCTGACCACCAGCTTTGAGCTCTATCGCCAGGCCGCGAGCTGCGAAGGGACGGGCTCGAAGTTCCACGTCAGCTGGCACCAGGCCAAGGTCAAGGACGGCGCGAAAGACAAGACCGTCAAGGTCATCACCGGCCTCGAGGCCGACTAAGGAAGGCAATCATGACAGTGAAATCGCATCTGCTCTCCCTGTTTGGCCGCGGCCCAGCCATCCAGCCGATCGCTCCCATTCGGCTGCTCACTGTCTCGATCACGCACGAGGAGGGCCGAGGCTATCCGCTCAAGTGTTATGTCGTGATGAGAAACGAGTCCAACAAAGCGATTCACGTGAGCATGATGGGCTTTCTGCCCGGCCGGATGTCCCTCAAACAGGAGACCAGTTACGTGCTCCAGGTGCACCTGCGCGAGTGGTATCCCACCGAACATGGCCTCCATGAGGTGGCGGTCCTCCCCCAGCAGGACTTTCGAGCCTGGCTCGGGCTGAACGAAGCGACGTATGGGAAGGACGCCGCGATGGGATTGCGCGGCGCGATCGGCACGCTCGTGCTCACCGTGGACGGGCGCGCGGTTCACATTCCGATATAAGCCCATGGATCGCGCGAGATTCTACGCCGGCGATCGCGTGAGCTGCGGCTACAGCTTCAACGTGATCATCACCGGCACGGTCATCGAGCTCCACCGACGGAGCGACGGCGCGCCGTTCCTCATGGTCGAGTTCACCAGTGGGGCGCGCGACGGGCAGCGCGAATACCTGGATGCGTCGTGGCAGCTCGGCGTCGGGCCGCTGCAGGACGCCTGCGAGCGCTGCGGCCGCCAGTTCCGCCATGCACTAGGGGAGCACGCCTGTTACCGCTGTGAGCACCTGGACGAGCTCCAGGCCGCGCAGCGGGCCGCGAATCCGGATCGGCGGTCGTCGAGTTGGGAACTCTCGCAGCGCCGCAAGAGGCACGTGTCATGAGTGCGCGGCGTCAGGCGAAGGCGAAGGCAGCGCTCTCGATTCCGATCGTCGACACCAGTGACTGCACGTTCGATCGCGAGACGCACGCCTACGCGATCGAGGGTATCCAGGTGCCCTCCGTCACGCAGGTGCTGAACGAGATCGGCTTCGTCGACTTCAGCATGATCCCGGGCGAGATCCTCTCGGCCGCCCAGGCACGCGGGACCTACGTCCACACCATCCTGCATTACCTGCTCGAGAACGACTTCGATCTCGCCGACGTCGACGAGCGATTTATCGGCTACGTGCACTCCGCGCTCCGGTACCTCGAGCGCGCGCGGCTCCGTGGTCTGACACATCCGGTGACAGGCCAGCCGATCGCGGTGGAGTATCGCTTCTGGGATCGGCAGCGACGTTTCGCGGGGATGCTGGATTACCTCGCCTGGGACCCGGACGATGTCCTCGCGATTACGGACTGGAAAACGGGGGAGCCCGATGACGTCGCCGCCCCGCTGCAGACGGCGGCGTACGAGCATGGCGTGCGGCTCACGCTCTTTCCGGATCATCGGTTCCCAATTCGGCGCCGCGCGATCAAGTTGTTTAAGGACGGCAAACCCGGACGCGTCGAGCCGTACGGGCCTGAGACGGGCCACAGCTACGTGCAGGACGTCGGCACGTTCTTCGCGGCCCTCAACTGCATTCATTACCGCCGCAATGGCATGCGCCATCTGCCGGCCGCCTGAGAGGTTTCCATGGGCGCCATCCCTGCGACGTCGACCCCGCAATCGATCGTGCTGCTACTCGAACCCCTCGATCGGCAGCGCCTCGACCAGGAGGAGACGCAGATTATCGGCCTCGCGCAGCTGCCCGACGAGATTGTGAGTCCGCCGATGGAAGCCGCGCTCAACCAGGCACTCGACCAGGTGGATGCCTGGGTGAAACGCGAGCGGCCCTCGTACGACAAGGTCTGCGCAGACGCCTACGACGCCTGGCAGTCTGCGCTCGAAAACCGCCGTCGGAGGTTCGGCCGGTTCGAAGCCTTCATCGACAGCGCACGGAAACTCCTCGGGCGCTGGAAGACCAAACAAGACGAGGTCCGTCGGCAGGAACAGCAGCGCCTCGAGGAAGAAGACCGTAAGCGTCGGATCGCCGCGCGCGACGCCGAAGCGAAGCAGCTCGAGAAGCAGGGCCAGAAGGATCTCGCGGCCGCAGTCAAGAACACACCAGTGGCGCCGGCCCCCGTGACGATCCCCGACGTCGTGCCGAAACGGGCGGGGCAGTCCTACCGCGACGAGTGGCGCTGGCGCCCGGTCGGCGGCGACACGCCCGAGGGCCGCGCGGCGATGGAGAAGATCCTGCCGCGCGAGTACATGAGCGCCAACGAGGTCAAGTTGAACGGCATCGCGCGGGCGATGAAGGGGACGCTGAAGGTGCCCGGCGTCGAGTTTTATTGCGAGAAGGTGCTCGTGCGGCGGTAACCGGTGCCGTTCTGGAAGCCGCTGCCGCACAAGGTCGCGCAGCGCGACCACCGTCGCAAGGACGCCGCGGCAGAGGAACGCGCGCGCGGGAACGTTCGGCAGCACGGGCACTACCGCTGCCGGGTCTGTGGTCGGCCGACGAAGGTGGTGCATGAAGAGAAACGTCGCGGGGCGGGAGGCCGCGTCAGTTTGGAAAATAGCTACCTGGCCTGTGACGTCGGCGACGGCGGGATTTGCCATCCGCTGCTGCAGAACCGGTTCATTGCCGCGGTCATGGCGGATGGGTCGGAGGCCTTTGATGCCCGAAAGGAGTTGATCTTCGAGATGCCGGAACGGATTGCCAAACGCGTTTTCGACGACCGCACGCGGCCGCCGCACATTCGAATCCTGGAGGGCGATTGACACGACAGCGAGGCACGCGACATCGGCGGCGATCGGGATCCACGGTCGCCTATCCCTTCTTCCCGTTTTACCCCTCGGACTGGCTTTCGTCCGGAACGCGCGCGCAGTTGAGCGCGGAGCAACGCGGGATCTTCTTCGACTTGTTGTCGCACGCGTGGATGGATCCCAACTGCAGCATCCCGAACGATGACCGTATCTTGGCCGCCCTCTGTGGGTTACCGGAAGCGCGGTGGACGGACATCGGACGAACGGTCGTTGAACGGGCGTTCAACGCCACGCGCGGAAACAGCGAACGGCTGTTCAACGCACGGCTCCTGAAAGAGCGCCGGATTGCGGAAGGGCGCTCGCGGCAGGCCAAAAAAGCCGGCAAACGGTCTGGCGAAGTTCGCGCGAAAGGTAAAAAAAAAAGGCCATGATCGAACCGATCGAACAGGCGTTCAACTGGCGTTCAACGGATGTTCGAACGGACGTTCAACGACCGTTGAACGATCCACAAGTACAAGTACATCCACAGGTACAAGTACAGGGATCCCTTCCCGATGGATCTTCGTACTCTCCCGACGATCCCCTGTACCTCGAAGGAAAAGCACCGCCGCAAAAATCGCGGCGGCCTTCACCCATCGGGTTCCGTACGGAGACGGACGATGCGCCGCGTGAGGCCGCAGCCGACGTTTCCGCAGCTCTGCGTGATCGCTCGGGAGCAGATCATGGCGGAGCCGACGATCGATACCGGCGAGTGGGGGGAGCGGGTGAAGGACCGGCTGATTCAGCTCGGCTTCACCTACCCGCAACCGCCGCACCGCCTGACGGACGCGATGGACGCGGTGGAGCGGGCGCTCGAGAAGCACTGGGGTCCGCGCCCGATGCAGGTGCCGCCGGGCATGCGCTGTCAACCGACACGGGAAGTCTTGCACCAGGCCGATCCCCCCTGGCCGAAGAGTCAGACGCCGCAGGGCTGGACGTCCCTGAAAGAGCTCCTGGGAAATCTGAGAGCCTCGCGCGGCTCCGGAAAATCCTCGAGGACCTGACGTGATCACCCCCTCGCTGTTTCCGCCGGCCGACCCGCTGCAGCTGCAGGGCCCGCGGCTCGAGCTCCGGCTGCCGGCGCGCTGGATCTTCCGGATCCCGCGGCCGCTGAAGTCGCCGAATCGGCTGATTTGGCGGAACCGCTGGGCGCTCGCCCGCGAACGCCAGGCCTGGGAGCGCGAGCTCGAGACGGCGATCGCGAGCTTCGCGACCGTGAACGCGGCGCTCGGGTGGACCGCGGCGGAGCGCCAGGCCTACGGGCAGCTGCGCGCCGCGCAGGAGAGGCGCGCCGTCCGCATCTGGCGGCTCGTGCCGTCCCCGCGCAATTTCTTCCAGGACCTCGACAACCTGGACTTCTGCACGAAGTCGATCGCGGATGCAATGACGCGCGTCGGCCTGATTCGCAACGACAACCGCACCTGGCTCGAGCGCGCGCGAACACAGGAAGTCGTCTCTCCTGATGGCGACTGGTGGACGATTCTGCAATTGGACAGACCGGACGTCCGCGGAGTGTGGCGATGATCGCAACCTGCGAAGTCTGCGGCGGTGAATTCAGCGTGAAGCCATCGGTGTTCGCGCGGCGCCGGCACTGTTCGCACACGTGTCGCATTGCGGCAAGGCCGGTCGTGCGCTGCGAAGGATGTGGGTGTGAGTTTACCGCTCCAAAGAGTCAGGCCGGCAGGCGTCGATTCTGTTCCGTCGGCTGCAAGATTTTTCCGTCGCGACGGTTCTGGGCGCTCGTCGATAAATCACCACGCCCATCAGGTTGCTGGTTGTGGACGGGATCGACGTTTCATTTCGGTCACGGTGAGTTCAAGCTCCGCGGCCGTCGAGTTCTCGCGCATCGGTTTTCGTGGGAGATAGCGAACGGACGAATCCCGAAGGGATTGGCTGTCTGTCATCGGTGTGATGTCCCAGCGTGCGTCAACCCGGCGCATTTGTTCCTCGGCACGGCAGCCGACAACGCGCGCGACATGTACGCGAAGGGTCGCAATCGCAACCAGAACTCGTCGAAGCAGTTCTGTAAGCGCGGTCATCCCTTCGACGAGGCCAACACGATTCATCGTTCAAACGGCAGCCGCGAGTGTCGCGCGTGCGCTGCCGAATACAAACGCAACTGGCGCGCGCCGGCGCGGAAGGAGCACTAATGGCAAAACGCAGGACAGGGAAGACGTCGACGAAGAAACCGACCGCGCGCGCACGCCGCGGCAACACGAAGCCAGACGATCGCGTGCATCATCGGTTGCTCCGGCGCGCGAAGAAGTCCGCGCCGATTGGTTCAACGAAGCGGCATCGAGACACGCTCGATGTGCTCGCCGAACGTGTCCGGGAGCAGCGGATGCGCGACACCGACGCCGAGCGCATCGCCGCGGAAAAGGCCGACGCCAAACCGAAGCGCGAGAAGAAGCCGATCGCCGTCGCGTGTCCGCAGGGCGACGCACGGCTGACGATTCTCCATCGCGGTAGGCGTGGGTTCACCATCGTCGACGGCGCCGATCCTGACCAGTCCTACGGCGCGGGCCCGCACGGGTTGCCGATCTGCCCGACGCACGACGTCGAGATGATCGCCGCGGAGCCGATCGCGGTTGCCGAGGCCTTCCGCCAGGCCAACGCCGCCGCCGATCCCACGGTGCAGCCGGCACTCTTCGACACGTCGAAGCCGTACAACGCCGACGGCGCGCTCGTCGCGCTCGACGATCTGCGCAAGCAGATTGTCGCGATGCGCGAGATTGTCGCCGGCGATCAGAAGCAGCTCGCGAAACACCGCAAGGACCTCGAGGTCCTGGAGGAGTCGCTCTACACGGGGCTCGAGGAGTTCATGAAGCGGCGCAACGCCAAAGCGGAACGCGCCGCGGAGATCCAGGAGCGACAGCAGATCCGCGAGACGGCCGTCTGCAGCTTCGAGCGGCACGTCGGGAGGGACTGCCCCCTCTGTCACGCCCCCAGCCGGGCACTCGCCGTCGCCAACCTCGACGCGACGATCAGCGCCTACACCGACATCACGAGTGAGGCACACCGCGCCGCGGCGGTCCGAGCCAACTCGATCGATGCGAGTCGCCTGACCGAGGCGGAGCCCGCGGTCGTCGCCGAGGCGCTCGAAATCGCCGGGCTCTACGGCCTCAACGCCGGCGACGTCGAGACGTGGACCGAGGAAGCCCGATTCGACGCGCTGCGCTGGCTGGAGGGCGACCAGACCGCGCCGCCGCCCGACGCGCTGGGGATGCCGCATCGCGCGGCGGCCGCCGGCGAGGAGTCGCAGGCCTGCCTCGATTGCGGGGCGCTGCTGATGCAATTCGGGCACGGCCCTGCGCGGATCTTGTATCCGGAGGGCGCGCTGGTGGGGGCGCACTGCACACGAACGTTCACGACGGCGGCGCCGGCGAGAGAGACGACGGCCGCCACAGCGTAAGGCGCGGGCACACCATGGTTACCCGGCTGCGATCCGGGGTTCGAGTCGGGGCCCGCGCGGAGTGCACTTGACCGACTTGGACGACTTATCCGGTGAGGCGTGCGCAGCCATCGCAGGGCGAGAACGACAGGAGTGCGCACACCGGCGGCGTGGTGGGGCGACCGCCGGCACGAGAGATGGAGGAACACGTAGCAACGCACAGTGGAGCAGGGCGGAGCGACGCGCTGCACGGCGTGGCACAGCCTAAGCACAGACCAGCGGAGCCAAGCGAAGGAATATTTTCCGGTGATCGACGATGCCGCGGCACAGCCAAGCACCGCACCGCGTCGCTGAGCGAAACATAGCGAGGCAAAGGAGTTTAGACATGACGGACAAGACAGAGCAGCGAACCGAACGATTGGCAGATCTGGCGATGGACGAGATCGAGAGTTTTTTCAAATCGAAGGACCGATCGCCGCAAGCCATCGCCGGTGCGCGCATCGCGTCGAGCGTGCTCGCTTCCCATGCGCGGCTGAAACAATCCGAGCGCGCAGAACAGGCGATGACGTTCATGATGGCGCGCGAACTCGCCGCCGACGGCGACCAGTTGAAGCAGTACATCAAGGCGACGATGCCATCGTCGCCATTCGTGAAGGCGATCGACGCACCGAAGAAAGTTTCCTAGACGCAGCCGTGCCTAGTGCAGCCGCGCTTTGCCTAGCCTTGCAACACTGAGCGCCGCCGTGCCGAGTAAAGCGAAGCGAAGGAGTATTCAATGTTTACCGTCAAAGGACGAATCGAAGGGATCGCGCCGTTCCTCTACAACCGGATGATCGATCCATCCGTGCTGGATTCCGGTGTCTCCGGCGCCCCGCAGACGAAAGCCGAGCGAGTTGCCGAGGCCTCGCAGCGTGTCTATCGGAACGGGCACGGTCTCTACGTGCCCGCGTGGAACTTCAAGCGCTGCCTGCTCGACGGCGCGAAGAAGGGAAAAATCAAAATCAGTAAGACGGGTCTCTACGACCTGCTCTATGCGACGGCCTTCGTGCAGGGCGATCCAGTGTTCGGCAAGGACGACCCCGACTTCATCCACGAGTGCGTCGGGCGCATTCCGCCGAAGCGCGGAGCCGCGGCGATCATTCGCCGGCCAGCGCTGTCCCCCGGTTGGAGTCTTCCATTCGAGCTGTTGATTGCCGACGACAGGATCCCACCGGAGTCCATTCGGCGCGCTCTCGAAACCGCGGGCCTGCTCGTGGGCATCGGCGCGTGGCGCCCCGAGTACGGGCGGTTCATCGTGAAGGAGTTCTCGTAGGAGACAGTAATACACGAAGGGAGGCAACGATGAACCGAGCCGAACGATTCGCAGACGTGGACGACGAGGATGACGAAGTCGACAGCATGTTCGGCACCGACGATGACGTCGACGAAGACGACGTCGACGGCGACGACGATCTCGACGAGGACGACGTCGACGAAGAGGCGCGTGAGTTCTACGAGGAGCATGCCCGGTAATGGAGACAACGAAAGCACAGGCGGACCGTGCCGTTGTCGAAGTCAACGTGCTCTGCGAGGCGCAGATCGAGCAGCTCATCGTCAGGGGAATTCTATGACGCAGCACGCCTCCCGCATCGTGAAACCACTGACGGCGAAGCAGCGCGCCGCGACGCAGCGGTACTCCGCCCGGATCATCGCCCCCTCGCTGCCGCCCGAAGTGACGAGTGCGGCACGTTCCTGGTGGATTGGTTGTCCGCGCGATCAATTTACGGCCGTGGCCGCGCGGGAGCAGTCGCGCATCCAGCAGTCGAAGTTCGGCCGGCTCCATCCCGATTTTTCCCTGTAGGGGAATCATGGCGGACGAGCTCTTCGACCTGCAGGCGACGTTTCTGGATAGCAGCCGGATGGCACCGCGCGACGCGCGTCGTATCGGCCGGATGCATGAACTCTACGGACCAGGGCCGAATGGAGCGTGCTGTGGCGACTGCGTCTCGATACGCGCGCAGCGGTATCACGACGGCAAGTACACGAAATGCGCGCGCTTCGGGTTTTCAAGAGGGCCAGGCACGGATTGGAGACTGCGGTGGCCAGCGTGCGGAAAGTTCGAGCGACGGCCGATCCAGGCCTCTTCGACGACCTCGTCGACGAGCCGCGGCCGCACGACTGTGCGCGTGACGGCCACGCCTGGATCCGAACGGTGACGACATGGCCGGGCGAGACGATCGAGCGATTGACGTGGACCTGCACGACGTGCGGGCACGTCAGGGGGAGAGCGTGATGCAAACCGGGGCTGAACTAATTGCCGAAAAAGCGCGCACGAACCGCGAACACAAAGGCTACACGCCGGAGCATGACGATGCTCACGATCGCGCGGAGCTCGCCGCGGCGGCCAGGTGTTACCTGACCTGCGCAGAGATTCAGATGTCGATCGGAGACACAGACCTGGCGAAAGAACTCGACGAGACGTGGCCGTTCGAGCCTGACGCATGGAAGCCCAGCGACGATCCGATTCGGAACTTGGTTCACGCCGGCGCGCTCATCGCAGCGGAAATCGACCGGGTGCAGCGCAAACGCGAGCGCGAATCGAACGCCGACGCGCTGCTCGCCCGACGGCACGTCGACCAGGAGGACCAGTAGATGGATCCGATCACGCGCGCCGATCTGCGGGGATTCCTACACACCGTCCGGCAGGCCTATATCCGGACCGGCGAGATCACAGCGGAGTTCACGAAGGTTCTGGAGACGTTGACGTCGGTCGCCGACGCCGACGACGCGAAAGGGCTGGAGTTCGCCCCAGAACCGGTGCTCACGGACGACGAGATTCCGTTCTGACCATGTTCACGATCAAAGCGATCGATCGTGACGGGCAGGAGATGTTCATCCGCCACGGCGCGCGGCCCGGGGAAGGCCCGATCGTCCGCTACGCGACGCGCGCGGCCGCGGAACGGGATGCGGCGATGCTGCGGGAGAACGTCGGGGACGAATTTCAGAGCATCAACGTGGTCGTCCTGCGGCGCGGGCAGGCCTAGATGCGGACGCGCTGCTGGTTCTGCCGCTGGGTGTTAATCGGGCACATCTGGCGCGACGAGCGCGTGCAGCGACGCTGGCGCTGCCGCGATTGCGGCGCCGAGACGGAGGAGTAGATGAGACCAATCAGTTTGCGATTACGGTGCCTGGAATGCGGTCGTTTCCTGCGGCAGTCGTGGCCACGGCGGCACTTCATCTGCTGGGAGTGCAGCAAGAGCATCGACGACGCCATGGCCGCGCGCGTCGCCGCCGGGGGGCCGGCGATGGTCTTCGGCGTGATCCATCCGATGGGCTTCTGGAAAGCCGTGAAGAGCCTCGTACGTGACGGTTGGGCGCCGGTGAGTGCTGGAGCGTACGAAGAGGAGGCATAAAGCATTTATGAAAGTCACCCTGCATAGCACGGACAAGATCGTGACCGTCAACGGGCACCAGGCGCGCATCTGGGAAGGGACCACGGAGGGCGGCACCCCGTGCTTCGCGATCATCCCGCGCATCGCCTGCCCGATTGCGGCGAACGCCGCGGAATTCGAGCGCGAGTTGATCGAGACGCCGCCGGTGCGGGCGGAGCTGACGGCCGCGATCTCGACCAGGTTGATTCTATAAGCCAGGCGCTGCGCAAGCTGCTCGAGGCGAAGGACTGCGCCGTGCGCGCGCGGCTCTACGCGGCGATCTGATGTCCGAGCAGCAGCAACGCTACCCGCTCTCCTGGCCGGCCGGCTGGAAGCGCGCGAAGTTTCGACGTCAGGCCGCCTTCGCGAAACGGCCGCAGCGTGCGATCGGTGACGGGAACTACTACCGCACGAAGGAGCGCCTGAGCGTCGGCGATGGCCTCGAGCGTCTGACCGGCGAGCTCCGGCGGCTCGGGGCGGCGAACATTCTCATCAGCTCGAATCTGATGACGCGCGACGACGGGATGCCGTACGCGAAGCAGCGCAAGATCCTCGACGACCCGGGCGTCGCCGTCTACTTCAAGCTGCAGGGCCAGCCCCGCGTCCTGGCGTGCGACGTCTGGAACAGCGTCGCCGACAACATGGCGGCGATCGCCGGGCACATTGAAGCCATCCGCGCCGTCGATCGCTACGGCGTCGGCACGCTCGAACAGGCGTTCGCCGGCTACGCGCAGCTGCCGGCCAACACGGCCGCGAACTGGCGCGACGTCTTCGGGTTCAAGGAGGATCAGCGCGTCGCCTGGTCGGAGGTCGAGGAGGCATTTCGCGAACTCGCGCGGGCGGCACATCCGGACGCCGGCGGCTCGCACGACCAGATGGCGCGGTTATCAGAGGCGAAAGCGTTCGCGCGGAAGGAGTTGCGAGCGTGATAGACCTCAGATGGTATGCGGTGCGCCTGTCCGAGGAGCTAGCCTCGGCGCGGACGCAGGATGAGCGCCTCAGGTTAATCGAAATGGCCTTGAGCGATATGAGGGCTTCGGGTTATTTGGACGGCAGCAAAAAAGGCGACGACGAGGCGCGAGAGGCCCGAAGGCTGGTCGGCACGCTCGTCGCGTCCAATGGCGGTTGTTTATACCTCAACGATGTCGACTTCGTCGCTGACGACTCGGTGCTCCACATCGATGACGATCCGCGGAACAGACGGAAGGTCCTCCGTCTCGTCCAGGGGGGCGCCCGCGGTCCGAGCGCCCCCATCGCATCGGGTTAGCGCCCGGAGTTGGTCGTCCCTCCGGCCAGCTGTTCGGCATGGGTGAGCGCCCGGTCGAGCGTTTCCCGCACCTGATTGGGCGTGACGCCGCTCGTGATGGCGCGTTCCACGCCGCAGCCGATGAGATCGAGCGCGGCCGACGGCGTGTTGCCGATGGTCGTGTTCTCGATCGTCTTCTTGACCGCGTTGAACTCCGGCGTATCGGGGTTCCAGTGTTCCATCGAACCTCCTTGGCGGGTCGGAAGGGACCCGAACTGGCGCCCAGCCTAGCAGTTATCGACGCCGGAGTCACGCAGCGCGTGTGGCTCTAAGCTCAGGAGCGTGCGATACTGGCCTCCGACCTGCATGGGGCAGCCCGATACCATCGCCGCCGGCGCCATTCGGCTGCCTGCACGCCCGATCCGTCCCCGCTGGGGCATCCCCAGACCGCTGACGACACGGCAATGTGCCCGCGAACTCGGGGTCACGACGCAATTCATTCGGAGCGAGATCGAGCGGGGACACCTGACCGCCTCGACAGCGTATACGGGTCCGCGGCGCATCATCCGGGTCTATACGGACGACTGGGAGCGCTATCTGGTCGCGCGCAAAGCCTTTCCGCTCGTCACGCCCGGTCTGGAGGCCGCGGTGTCACCGCGATCGCTGGTGCCAGCAGGGACCTGGATGCCCGCATCGCCGCCCGCTTGGGCCTTCCGCGCGGCGCGCGAGAGCCGCTGGGTAGCTCTCGCGGTCGAACAGGTGCGGCGCCGGTGGCCTGCGTATCAGCTCTTGTTCGAATGGCCGAGAATCCGTGGCGCATGCGACCGCTGGCTGATTCCGGACATCGCCGTGTTCCCGCCGGGCGCCACGCAGTTCATCCCGGAGACGCTCGTCGCGCTGGTCGAGGTTGGAGACCTCTCCCGGCCGACGAAGTTGTCGGACTTGCACGCCGTAGCCCCGCGCGGTGCCGTCATCTGGTGGCTGCCGAAGTTCGACCTCCTTGGGGACGACGTCGACGCGTTTCGACCGCGAGAGTGGCGATGAGCCCCGATACTCGCGCCACGGACCCCACGCTGAAGCCGCGCGATTGTGCAGACCGGCTCGGGGTATCGAGCGGGTTCATCATCGGGGAAATCCGTGACGGCCGGCTCCGCGCGCTTGTCATTGAACGCAAAGGCTTTCGGACGATCTATCGCATCCGAGAGGAAGATCTGCAGGCCTACCTCCGCGCCCATCGCTGGCACCTGCCTGAGCGCACAGAGCCGACGGAACGCGCCGACGCCGTGAAGCGCACCGACGTCACCGACGCTACCGACGAATCCCGCGATTGACGGCGAGCTGAACCCGGCTCAGCCTGAGCATGGCCCGCCGGCGTGAGCCCGCCACGGTCCGCCTTCACATCCTTTCGACTGTCTTTTCTTGTGCGTAGCGCTTGTAGCTCCGAGCGCTGGGCGCGAGGGTCTGCGTCTGCATGGCCAAGGTGTCCCGCGAGGTCGCCCGACAGCGTGAAGCCGACGCCTGGCGGCTGCGCTGCGACGGCGACAGCCAGGAGGCGATCGCGACCGAGCTGGGCGTGACCCAGCAGGCCGTGTCGCTGATGCTGAAGCGGGTGACCCGGCGCGTCGTCGGCCGGCTCGATGCGGAGGCGGAGGCGCGGATCGCGCTGCACGCCGCGCGCCTCGAGCGCATCTACAAGGCCGCGATAAAGGCCTGGGACGAGTCCAAGCAGCCGAAGCAGAAATCCCGCAGTCACAAGACGGTCGTGCCCGCCGCGGCGGCCGACCTCGCCGCGATGCTCGACGGCCAGGCGTTGATCGGTGGCCTGCCATCGCCGTCGGTCATCCGGGAGGTCAGCGTCAAGGAAGCCTCGAAGTCGGACGGGAACCCCATCTTCCTCGAGGTCGCGCTGCGGGCCGACGCCGAGCTCCGGAAGCTGCACGGCGTCAACGCGCCGAAAAAGATCGACCTCCTCGACAAACGCCGGCCCCTCGAGAAGCTCTCCGACGAGGAGCTCGCCACCCGCGCGCGCGAGGCGGACGCCTTGCTCGCCGCAGAGATCCAATGAGTGAACACAAGCGACAGTTTCGGTGCACTCGGTGTGGCCATCGCGGCAGCGTGAAGGCCATCGGCGATCGGGACACGTTCAAACGCGTGCCGATTTGGATTCGTCGGCGGGTCAACGTGCACGGCGTCGGCCTGTGCCGCGCGCTCGGCGCCTGCCTGCAGCGACGCCGCCGGAAGGATAAACAGCGCGCGGCCGCGATCGCGCAGGCGAAGATCTACGCCGACAGGGCCGAGGCACGTGCGTGATCGCCTGGATCCTCGCGCTGCTCGTGGGGCTGCTCGTGGCTGACGTCCAGCTCGCCGCCGGCCAGGAGGTCATCCGATTCGGCGTCAAGGATCGCCAGCAGCTGCAGCGCGCCCTCGCGGCAAAGGAGGAGCTGCTCGCGCGGAAGGCCGAAGCGCAGCTCCGGTCGTTCTACCGGCAGCAGTGGAACATCGTCGAAAAGCTGCAGCCGCGCGTCGACAACTGGCACGTCGACGCCATCTGCGATCACCTGCAGGCGACGATCGCCGACGTCGACGCCTATCCACAAATCAATCGCCTCGTCATCAACGTTCCGCCGCGCAACTCGAAATCCTCGACGACGTGCGTCGCGCTGCCGGCATGGACGTGGGGCCCGCGTCACCTCCCCGGCAAGCGGTTCATGTACATCACGCATTCGCTGCGCCTCTCGCGCCGCGATTCGGTGACGACGCGCCGCGTGATCACGTCCGGCTGGTATCAGGAGAACTGGGGCGATCGCTTCCAGCTGCTCCTCGGGCAGAAGACGAAGGACCGCTTCGAAAACGATCAGACCGGGTACCGGATGATCGGCTCGTTCCATGGTGGCTCGGTCATCGGCGAAGGCGCGGACATCCTCGGGCTCGACGATCCCATCGACCCTGACAGCGCCGACAACCCGAACGAGCTCGAGCGGATTATCGAGACCTACGACGGCGCGCTCGTCGGGCGCCTGAACGATCAGCTCCGCGGCGTCATCATCCTCATCATGCAGCGCCTGGCGGAGAACGATCTCTGCGGGCACGTGCTGAAGCAGGCCGGCTGGACGCACCTGCGGCTGCCGACGGAGTTCGAGCTCGAGGACCGCTGCCGCACGTTCGTCTACCTGCGTCGCCAAGACTCTGAAGGAAACTCTCGAAAGTCTGAAGGAAAGATTTCGCCGGCGGCGACGCCTGAACGGGGTGCCGACGGGTCCGTATCCGGGCTGATCAATCCGGAGCCGGCGAAAGTGCTCTTCTTCGAAGACCCGCGCACCGAAGACGGCGAGCTCCTCAACCCGACGCGCTTCCCGCGCGAAGCCGTCGACCTCCTGAAAGCCAATCCATGGGTCTATGCGGCGCAGCAGCAGCAGCGCCCGGCGCCGCGTGGCGGCCAGATCCTGCAGGACGCCTGGTGGCGCTACTACGACGCGAAGCCGGTCGATGAAAAGGGAAAGCCCCGGAAACCCGATCACGGCGCGCAGTCGTGGGACCTGGCGTTCAAGGATCTTAAGACGTCCGACAACGTCGGCTTCGTTGCCGCCGAGCTCTACGGCCCCGACATCTACCTGATCGATCACTTCGCCGACCGCGCCGGCTTCAGCGCGTCGTGCGATCTGATGCGGCAGAAGCGCACGCAGCATCCACACCTGCCCGCGATCCTCGTCGAGGACAAAGCCAACGGTCCGGCCGTCATCGAGGTCCTGCGGAAGGAGATTCCTGGCATCCTCGCCGTCGAACCCAAGGGCGGGAAGATCGCGCGCGCGTATGCGGCGCAGCCGACGCTCAAGAGCGGGAACGTCTATCTGCCGAATCCGGTTGATCCCCTGACCGGCAAGCTCATTCCTGAGCGCGCCTGGGTGAAGCGGTTCATCGCGAACTGCAGCGTGTTCCCCAAGGGCCTCAAGGATGACGACGTCGACGCCTTCACGCAGCTCGTGACGTACCTCCAGGGCACGCACAGCGCGATGCTCGAGTACCTGAAGCAGCTGAAGGCGAAGGACGCCGCGCGGAAGCAGCGCGAGGCCGAGGGCGCGTGAACGCGGAGGACCTGGCCATGCTCCGGACGATCACGCGACGCACGGCCGGCCTAATTGGCGCGGTCCGGCGCCTGGCGGCCTTCGAGCCCGGCGTGATCGATGTGCAGGAGGTCATCGCGGAGGTCACGGACCTCGAGCAAGCGATCGAGCGGTTCGTCGATGACCTGGCCGCGCGCGAAGCGGTCAGCTGGGGCCGGCGGGAGCACCAGCCGCGGTTCGATGCCCCGCAGCGGATCGCGGCCGCGAAGATGCCGCTCTCGACCGAGGTCGAACCGGACGCCACGGTCGAACGCTACGGCATGAACGGCCGGCCGCAGCGTGGCCAGCGCGACGATCCGCCGCGCGGGTCCGGCCGGTGGACCACCTGGCGTGCGAGGGAGAAGCGGTGACGCCCGGATACGAAATTGATCGCCGTGCCTCAGTTTCGCCGTCGGCGCGGCCGCGCCCCCGCGCGCACCTGACGATGACGTGGCGCTGCGGACATGGCCATGAACATGAAAGCTATCCCGGCGCCGAGGCGTGCATCGCGCGCCACGCGCACGCGCAGCAGATCGATCCCTATGACGTGCCAGCGCGCTACATCGTCCACGAAGCCGGCGAGGTGCAACCGGACGGATCGCAGGCGTGTCAGCACTGCGGCTTCGCGTTGCTCGGGCCGGCGCCGGCGAGCGTCGATCGCGGGCGGTGGGGCTTTGGCCGGGGCCGCCGCGTGATTCAGGGCCCGACCTGCACGTTCCTGGTGACGGCCGACCGGCTGCTGGCGGCTGACGAGAGACCCTGTCGATGAAGAAGACGACGACTCGGAAAGCGAAGATCGCGCCGCGGGAAACACGCGGCGTCGGGGGCCAGGCGCTGCGCGATCGCGCCGATCGCCTCGCGGCCGGCACCGAGCCGTCGAACTACGCCTCGGCGGCGCCGGCGAGGGGCACGCGGCCCGACGTCGGCGGGCTGCCGATCATCGACGCGCCGACCGATGGCTCGCGCCGCCACGAGCCGATCCGTTGGCAGGTCCCATACGGCTGGAACGCCTTCTGGACGCCGCGGCGAACGGCGCTGACCCCGTTCAGTATTCTGCGCAGCCTCGCGGACACCTGCGATCACGTGCGGCTCTGCATCGAGACGCGCAAAGACCAGCTCTGCTCGCTCGACTGGGACATCGCGCCGAAAGACAAGAAGTCGGCGAAGGGCGCGCTCACCGGAAAGATCGACGCGGCGCGCACGTTCTTCCGCAAACCCGACAAGAAGCGGTCGTTCTCGACCTGGCTGCGCATGGCGATCGAGGACGTCCTCGTGATCGACGGGTTGTCCATCTTCCGCCGCAAGACGTACGGTGGCGAGCTCTACGCGTTGCAGCTGATTGACGGCGCGACGATCATCCCGCTGCTCGATCCCGAGACCGGCGACATTCCGGACGCGCCCAACATCGCCTATCGCCAGATCATCTACGGGCGGCCGGTGGAGGGCGGCGACTGCAGCGTCGATGACCTCTATTACGTCCCGCGGACCGCGCGCACGCATACGCCATACGGCCTGTCGCCGGTCGAAGCGGTGCTGCTCTCGATCAACGCGATCCTGAATCGGCAGATGTTCAACCTCGCGTACTACACCGAGGGGAACATTCCCGAGGGGCTCCTCGAGGCGCCCGAAGGCGCGACGGCCGCGCAGCTCGCGGACCTCCAGGAGTATCTCGACGACTACCTGTCGGGCGATCTGTCGCGGCGCCGGCGCCTGAAGATGGTGCACAGCGGCGGGAGCAAGGTCTTTCAATTCAAGACCCCGGACTTCACCGGTACGTACGACGAGTTCCTGCTGAAACTCGTGTGCGCGGCGTTCGCCGTGCCGCCCTCCGAAGTCGGCTTCACCGCAGACGTGAACAAGGCGACGTCGCAGGGGCAGGAGAACGTCGTCTACCGCCGCGGCGTGAAGCCCCTCAACCGGTACTTCAAAGACATCTTCGACGACGTCCTCGCGATCGATCTGGAGATGCCCGACCTGCATTTCATCTGGTCGGGCGGAGAAGTCGAGGACAACCTCAAACTCGCGCAGGCGGATCAGATTCACATCAAGCTCGGTGTGAAATCCGTGGACGAGATCCGCATGCGCGATGGCGATGAGCCGATCGGCCTCACGCACACGATCGCGACGCCGCAGGGGCCGATGCTCGTCAGCGAATTCCTGAAACCGCCCGAAGAGAAGCCGGCGCCGGCGCCAGGCGAACCGAATCCCGCGCTGCCGGCTGACGGCAAGGAGCCGCCCGCGCAGAAGCTCGCAGACGCGATCCTTGTCGACCTGCGGAAGTGGCGTACGGTGGCGATCAAGGACGCGAAGGCGTCGAAGGCGCCGCGGCCGTTCCAGGCGGCCACGATCCCGGTCGACCTCCAGGAGCTCGTCGAACGCTTCCTCACCGTCGCCGGGACCGACGTCGCGAAAGTCGTCGCGGCCTTCGATATGGCGGCCGTGCACTACGCCGCCGTGGCCAAAGCTGGCGAGGCCCGCACGCTGACGCGCGTCGAGCAGAAGACCGCGAAGGCGTATCGGAAAGTCATGGCGCGGCACTTCAAAGGAGAAGGCGCCGCGCTCGTGAAGCACCTGAAGGACGGGCTCTCGTGAGCGACGCGCTGACGGAAGAAGCTCGCCGCCGGCGGCGCCTCTGGCGCTTGGCCGTCGAACACGCGGAGCGGCCGCGGGCGCGCTGGCCGTGGCTCGTGCTCGTGGCCTTCGTCCTCGGGCTGCTCGTCGGCGCGCGGCTCGAGGCCGCGGAGCCGCCGCTGCGGGCCGTCGCCTATCCCAAGATCGCGTTTGAAGGCGGCGCGGTGCACGCGCGCTGCTGGGTGGCCGAGCCCGATCAGGCGGCCGCGCTGCGCGTCGCCGTGGTGGACCAGCTCGGGACCGTCCGCGCCTCGGACGTGCCGTCGGCGCATATCTCGCGCCTGAACGAACTGACGGTCGAGCACTTGCCCTGCGGCCATCTCGCGGTGGCGTGCCTGCTCGTGACGATCCAGAAGACACGCTTCGAGCAGCAGGACCCGCTGGAGGTGCGCGGCCGCTGCTCGGAGGATGGAGGTCCGCGATGAAAACCCGGACACTGCACGATCTCGGCTGGCCGAATCGTCGCCCGTCTCCGAAAGCGGCGCCGGAGCCCGTCCAGAATCCCTGCCGCGAGCACTGCGGCCGTCTCTGCGGCCGCGAGGGTGGGCGGTGTCGGCGTTGCGCTGCGGCAGCCATTGTTCGCACCCGGCGACCACAGGAACTGTCCGCCGAACCGCGATGGCCAACCGCCTGGAGACATCGTCCTCGAAGGGAAAAGGGGATGTTCTGAATGATTGATCCACGACTTGTGCTCGTGCTCGCCGCGGTCTACAGCGTGATCTGGCTCGGCAGCGAATCGATCAAAGGCGTGCGCTGGGTGAAACACCACGCACAGCACGCGATCCATCACGTCCTGCATCCGCACGCGGAGCCGAAGAAGTGACGCAGCGCCTGTTCTTCTACGGGCTCTATGTCGTTCATGCCCTCATTGTCGGAGGGCTTATCAACCGGCGCTTTGCTGATAGCTGGTCGCGCGCAGCATTCACGATCCTCTACGGATGTCTGTTATGCGCGCTGCTGACAACGAGTCAGGGGGTCTGGTGACTTCGAGTTCGCCCGTCCGGATCGCTCATGGTCTGGGAACACCACTCCGAGCCCTCGCCGGAGGAGCGGCCGGGCGGGCGATTGCCGTGCTGCTGTTCCTGCTCGTCGCGACGCCGCAGGCTACGCCTCGACGCGACGCGCCGGCGGGGCTGCACCTGACCGCCACGACGGACCAGAGCACCGGGACATCGACCGTGACGCTGGCCTGGGATGCCGTCGCCTCTGTCTCGGGATACAAGCTGTATGCCGGGACGGACACCGGTAGCTATTCGATCATCCAGGACGTCGGGCTGCAGACGACGGGCGCGGTCACGGTGCCGACGCCGACCACGGCGACAACCTTCTACTTCGCGGTCACCGCCTATGCCGGCGATCCCGTACAGGAGAGCGCTTACTCGAACGAGGTCACGGCCGTCTTGCCGACGTCCTCCTCGCCGCCGTCATCGAGTGGGCTGGCGCTGAAGACCGTGACGGTCGCGAGCGATCCTGTCGCCGGCACGTCGATCGCGACGCTGACCTGGGATCCGTCGTTGGGCGTCGGCCCGAACGCGGGCGCGCCGAACGGCTACAAGATTTATGGCGGGTCGACCGCGCCGGGCGTGTATTCCTTCGTCACCGACGTCGGGCTGACGACGACCGGCAAGACGAACCCCATCGCCACGCCGGCCGGGCCGATGACGTTTTATTTCGCGGTCACGGCCTATCGGATCGACGCGACGACCATCGAGAGCGGCTTCTCGAACGAGCTGACCGCGCTCATCCCGGCCGAGTCACCGCCGCCACCGCCACCGCCGCCGAATCCCTGTCTCACGTCGACTGGCACGAACGTGCTCGCGATCGTGTTGAAGGCCTACCAGACGACCGTGAAAGCGCCTGGCCCGGGCTGGGTCGTCGCGCAGGTCCTGGATTACTCCGGCAAGCCGCTCACCGGCATGCAGGCGCATCTGTCGGACGGCTCGATCGTGGCGAATGTGGGCCCGACGCTGATGGCGAACGTGCGCGTCTGGTCCGGGCTCTGGATCCGCCCGCCGAAGGCGGGCAAGTACGACCTGTTCGTCACGGTGACGAACGCGGACAACTGCGCAGCCGAGTCCGCGCACGTGCCGCTGACGGTGCAGTAGACCCCTCGAGGAGGATGGCGTGAACCACAACGGAGGACGGCGGCTCAAGGTCGCCCTGGCCTACAAGAACTTCGCGGCCCAGAAAGGCGTGTCGCACATCGGGCTCGGCGTCGCCGCGCTCAACACGTGCAAGGTCCTGCGCCGCGCCGGCATCGACGCGCTCGTCTGGCCGATCGTCGATGTCGCGATGCTGAAGACGCGCCTCGCCGAACATCCGGAGCTGACGCACGTCGTGATCTCCGCGCCGTGGATTTCCGGCTACGACATGCAGATCCTCGCGCACGCGCATCCCGACGTCGAGTTCGCGGTCAACTGCCATTCGAACGTCGGCTTCCTCCAGGCGGACAGTAACGGCGTGAGCGTGTTCAAGGATCTGCTCCAGGCCGAGCACGGCACGTGGAACATTCACGTCGCCGGCAACTCGCAGAAGTTCTGCCGCTGGGTGCAGTCCGCGTTCGAAGCGGATTGCGCGTGGCTGCCGAATCTCTACTACCTCGATCACACGAGTCGGGCGCACGCGCCCGGGTACACCGGCGGCACGCTGAAGATCGGCGCATTCGGCGCGACGCGGCCGCTCAAGAACCTCATGTCGGCCGCCGGCGCCGCCTTCGAGCTCGCCGCCGAACTCCGCGTTGACGTGCAGTTCTGGATCTCCGGCGGCCGCCTCGACGGCGGCGACACGATGGTCCGCGCGGTCCGCAAACTCTTCGAAGGCGAAACACGCGCGCGGTTGCACGAAGCGCCCTGGTCACCCTGGCCGAAATTCCGGACGCACTACGTCCGCGCGATGCACCTGTTGCTCCAGCCCTCCTATACGGAGAGCTTCAACATGGTGACGGCCGACGGCATCAGCCAGGGCGTGCCCTCCGTTGTCTCGCACGCGATCGACTGGGCGCCGGCGAACTGGCAGGTCAACTCCGACGACGTCTTCGAGATCACGCGCGTCGGCCGCGCGCTGCTGCAGGACCGGCGCGCCGCGGCGGACGGGCTCCGCGCGCTCGAGGCGCACAACGACGCTGGCCTGCGCGCCTGGCAGGCGTATCTCGCCGGCGGCGGCGTGCACAGCATCGTGCATGGCCATCCGATCCCGCGGCGGCAGGAGCTCTGATGTATTTCGACTGGCTGATCGTGGCGATCTCGCCGTCGCAGCCCACGGAGGATCGATGAAGGCGCACGAGCGACAAGAGGTAATTCTCAAGACGGAACCCGGCTGGAGCTTCGATCACGAAGGCCCGCACTATAGCCTCTCGTTCGACGGCTCGTGGGCGCGCAACGAGAAAGTTGATCCCGCGCCCTGCTACACGCACGACGTCGAGGCGGTCCGCGCCGAGCTCGCGCACCTGCAGCGCGTGGCGCCAGTCCCGGTCCCGCTCGGCATCTTCGTGTTGTCGCACGAGATGCTCGGACGGACGAACGCCTGGTGCCTCGCGGATCGCGTCTATACCAAACCCGGCAGCGGTGAGAGCTATCCAATCGGCATCATCGCCATGAGCGGGAAGCGGATCCCGATTCATCCGGCAATGACGCGCTACCTCGTCGCACACGAATACGGCCATTTCGTCGAAAACTGGCTGACGCGAGTCCGCGATCTGAAGGACGGGCAACTCCGCACGCAGTACCTCGAGCAGGTTCGGCCCGATGCCTCGCGTAACTATGGGTGCAGCAAGTGGCATCAGAACGTCGGCGAGATCTTCGCCAACGACTTCCGGATCCTCATCGCCAAGCGTGAACCGGAGTTCTGGCCTCACCCCGGCGTCGCCAGGCCGGAAGACAATCTGGCGGCGATTGGCTGGTGGGAAAAGGTACGACAGGAATCGTGGAGCGAACTTCCGGATCCCAATTGCTACAAAGCGGTTGAGGCGGCATGACCGGCGCGCTTTCATTTCTGAACGACCTGGCGCAGTGGCTCGGCCGCTGGGTGCCGCGCCTGGTCCTCATCGAACCGACGCACCGCGGCGTGCTCTTCGGGCCGCGCGGCGCCACGCGCGAGCTCCAGCCGGGCCTCCGTGTGTACTGGCCGATCACGCACGTGCTCGTGCTCGTGCCGGTGACGACGCAATCGCTGCACCTCTGCTCCCAGATGCTGCCGCCGGCGGCCAAGGCGCCGCGGGGCGAAATCGTGCCGCGCGTCCGCCTCGTCGCGACGGCGATTCAATTCCGGATCGTCGACGCCGTGCTCGCGGCGACCAAGGCGCTGCACACGCAGGCCGTGATCGACAACCGGACGTCGGCGGCCGTCGCGCGGCATCTCGCGCATAGTGAGGACCTGCAGGCCTGGTCCGCAGCGGTGATCGCCGACTTGCGGCGAGAGCTGCAGCCGTTCGGCGTGCTCGTCGAGCGTCTCGATTTCACCGGCTTCGCTACCGGCATCGCGCTGAAAAACGTGTCCGATTGGAACTACGCGGACAGCGTTTCGGGAAAGCGGCCGGAATGAAGACGATCCACGGCTATCTATTCGCGCTGTTGAAAGGGCTCGAAGCTCGAATCCCGCCGCCGACCCTTCCTGGCGCAGTCGCCGCCGCCCACCATGGCATCAGCGTTGTCAGATCCGGCAGCGACGAGGTCGGCTGGCTGGATAAGCTCGCGATTCACGTGTGGGTAGGTGGGCTGAATCGGACGGTCTTTCTCGACGACGACGGCTCTGACTTCGAGACGCCGGTCGATGTGCTGGTGGATCAAATCGCCCGAGCGGTTCAGAGCGCATGAAGACGATCCGCACGTTGGCCGACCTGCAGCCGGACCCGCGGAACGCCAACCGCGGCAGCAAGCGCGGCCTCGAGTTGCTCGAGCAGAGCCTTGAGCGGAACGGCCTGGGGCGCAGCGTGCTCGTCGACCGCAACGGCCTCCTCATCGCCGGCAACAAGACGACCGAGCGCGTCGCCGACCTGACCGCCGGCGACGTTGAGGTCATCGTCGTCAAGACCAACGGCCGGCAGCTCGTGGTCGTCCAGCGCGAGGACCTCGACCTCACCGATCCCAAGGACGCGCGCGCCCGCGAGCTCGCGATCGCCGACAACCGGGTCGCCGAGGTGGATCTCGACTGGGATCCGAACGTGCTCCTGCAGACGGCGCAGGCGGACACCTTCCTCGAGCAGTACTTCTTTCCCGACGAGCTCGCGAAGAAGTGGGGCCAGGCGGACGAAGAGGGGATCCTGGAACGCCGACATTCCGGATTCCGGAAGACTGACATTCCAAAATCAGAAGATCCATCTTCCAGCGGGGTCCGCACTGAAGCCGATCCCGCCGCGGCGCCGGCGCACGATCCCGCCGACGAGGACCAATCCGTCACCTGCCCCGAATGCGGGCACTCCTGGGAGCCGGCCTGATGGACGCCACGCAGACGGCGCTAATGATGGACGCCGCGATCGCGGCCGCGGTCGAGCAGTTCTGCGCGACGCCGTCGCACATCCGCTGGGATTGATGTCCGGACGGAGGCGCCGCCGATGACCGAAGGACGTGTCGAATGTCTCCGCTGTAAGGCGCCCCGGCTGATTCAACGCGCGCCCTACTGCCTGGTCTGCGGCTACGGTCCATACAAGGTCGTCGTGCCGACGCCGGCTGACATCGACGCCATCACGCAGGAAGTCCTCGACGCCGCCGAAATCGTCGACGTCGTCATCCACGACGCGGCGTACGCCGGGGTCGATCGCGAGCATCCCGCCGCGATCCGCCTGAAAGCGGCCTGCCGCAATCTCTCGCTCGCGCGCGCGGGGATTCTCGGGTTCTGACGTGAAAATCCAGAAGATCTCCGCGGACGACCTCAAGCGCTTGGCCAACGCGTTCGATTGGGACGCGTGGAGTAAGAAGCTCGAGCCCGGCTTCACGCAGGTCTACCGCGACGCGGTCACCACCGTCGGGACAACCGCCGCGAAGGACCACGACGTCGAGTTCGACGCGAAGGATCCGTTCGTCGAGAAGCGGATGATCGGCTACGTGGGGGAGCGCATCACGCAGCTCGAGGAGACCTCGAAAGCGCAGGTCATCGACCGGATCCAGCGCGTGCTCGAGGACGTCGACGCGGAGAGCAGCATTCAGGACCTGGCTGACAGCATCGCCGACGCCGTCGGCGACCTCTATGACGACTTCGAGCAGTACCGGGCGCTCCGGATCGCGCGAACCGAGAGCGCGATCGTCTACAACCACGGCAACGTGCTCGGCGGGGCGCAAGCCGGGTTCGAGGAGTTCGACGTCCTCGACGGCACCGAGGACGAGGAATGCGCCGCGGCGAACGGCGAGGTCTGGACCACGGACGAATGCCTTGACGACCCGATCGCGCATCCGAATTGCGAGCGGACCTTCTTCCCGCACGTCGACGAGTCAACGGACGACGACGAGGCCGATTGACGTCATTCCAAAACGATCATCGGGACGCGCCGTCCTGCCTCGACGGCCCCTTTATCCTGCCGCTTGACGAATTGGATTTCTTCGAAATAGAGCATGTCGCCGCCGATGAAGCAGACCGGGCGAGTCCGAAGCTCCGGCGGGAGCGCGGTGAGGCGTTCGATGAGTTCATTGACCGTCATGTTTGGGAACCTCGATTCTACACGGCAAGGTTCGTGCGACTTGCCCGCTCCGTGAAATCGTCAGGGCACCACCGAGTGGATACAGCCGACGAAACAGTCATCGCGCCTAACAGAATTGCACGACGCGTGAACTGACATGACGCAGTAACCCAGATTGAGATTCAGCGACGCCGGGCCTCATGAACCTGGCGCCCCCCGGTGGAGGCTCTTCGCCGGTCGCTGAAACCACAGAGGAGAGCCGCGAGCTCAGAGCCGCTCGTGTCCGACCGCCGAATCATCCTCCCGGCGGCGCCGGATACAGCGGCTTTTGTTGTCTCGCGGCCCTCTTCGATTCGTCAAGGACGATCGCATGAAAACCGGCACGGCGGCTGAGCAGAAGACGGCGTTCCAGATTCCGCTCGCCATCACGAAGGTCGACAAGGACAAACGCCTGGTGCGCGGGGTCGCGACGGCGGAGGTCCTCGACGCCCACGGCCAGATTGTCGACTACGAGACCGCGAAAGCGGTTTTCACCGACTGGGTCGGGAACATCCGCGAGATGCACCAGCCCAAGGCCGTTGGCAAGCGGACGGCCGTCGAGTTCGACGACGAGAAGAAGCAGATCATCCTCGAGTCCTACATCTCGAAGGGCGCCCAGGACACCTGGGAGAAGGTCCTCGATGGCACGCTGTCGATGTATTCCATCGGCGGCGAGGGCGCGATCAAGAAAGACGCGGTCGCGCCGAAGGGCCGGATCCTGATGTCGACGCTCAACGAGACGTCGCTCGTGGACAGCGGCGCCTGCCCGGTCGCGAAGTTCGACATCGTCAAGATGGTCGACGGCGTCCCGACCGAATGTCAGCCCGAGGAGCCGGCCGCCGCGGCCGAGGGTGCGGCCCAGCCCGCGGCCACCGTCAGCGATCGCCGGAGCGCGCTCCTGACGCTCCTCGAGAAAGCGAAGGGCGATCTCTCCGCGCCGCAGGCCCAGGCGGCCGCGGTCCGCGCGATCGCCAAGATCGAAGCGCTTCCGCCCATACAGCCCAACACCAGCCGCGTCGCGAAGGCCTATCCCGAGGTCTACGACATCCAACTCGCGCTCTCCGTCATCTCCTGCCTCGAGCAGCTCCTGGCCGACGAATGGTGGGAAGCGCGCGACGAGGCGGTGAGCGCCGAAGGCGACGGCACCGCGCAGGCGCAGCTGCAGCTGCTGCGGCAGGCGATGAACCTCGTGCTCGCGTTCCTCGCGTCGGAATTCGACGAGCAGTTCTCCGAGTTCGACGACGCAGCCGCCGGCGTCGCACCCGATGCCGCCGCGCTGGCCATGGCCAAGCGCACAGCGGTCTGTGCCGTCGTGGCGGAATTCCTCGCCGCCGGCGACATGTTGACGTCGGTCGTGAAGGCCGGCGCGCGCCACAGCAAGGGCGACGTCGAGATGATTCAGAAAATGCACGACACGAGCGTGTCGCTCGGCGCCGCGTGCGGCGCGGAGAAGGCCGCGGCGACGACGACCGTCGAACCGGTCGCGCCCGTGATCGAGAAACAGATCGAGGAGCCCGCGGCCGCGGCGACCGAACCGCCGGCCGCGCCCGATCTCCAGAGCATCGTGAAGGCCGCGGTCGCAGAGGCGCTGCAGGCTCAGAAGGCGACGTCGGACACGACGATCGCGGAGCTGCGCGAGCGCATCGACAAGCTGGCCGGCACCCCGAAGCCCGGCGGGCCCGTTGCCCGGGCCGTGCAGGTCGAGAAGCAACTCGTCGGAACGGCCAACGAGCCGGCCGCGAGTGAGAGCGACGAGATTCTGCGCGCCTTCGATGTCCTCTCCACGCAGGCCACAACGGCCGGCGAGAAGCAGGACATCGCCATCAAGAAACTCGCCTACATGCACAAGAACGGCATCGGCGCGGTGCAGCCCGTGAGCGGGCAGCCCGTCAAGTAGTTCGTCTTCGAAGGACACCACCATGGATCTGCGCAACGTGTCGGAAGCGGCCATCGAGAAGGCCAAGGAAATCATGAAGGCCGGCCCGATTTCGGTCCAGAAGGACCTGACCTCGGCGAGCGGCTTCGACGGCTACAACCTGCAGCCCGTCGCCATCCTGCTGCAGCCGGTCATCACGCCCTGGCGCAACAACATCCCCCGCGTGACGAACACGCGCGGCGGTGTGGCGTCGCACTGGCGGGTGATCTCGCAGCTGGTGTCGAAGAACACCGATCCCTTCGTCTCCGCCGAAGGCGCGCAGGCGAACAAGATCAACTACAGCGCCGTCGACAAGTCGGCGACGTTCCAGGAAATCGGCCTGCGCGACTTCCTGACGTGGGCGGCCGAAGACGCGGCGCGCGGCTTCGAGGGCGACATCCGCGCCCGCGCGGTCACGAACCTGCTCTTCGCGCTGATGATCCAGGAGGAGCTCGTCATCGGCTTCGGGCGCGTGTCCGACCTCGGCACCGTCACGGCGCCGACGGTGGTGACCTCAGCCACCGGCGGAACGATCGCCGCGGGCACCTACAAGGTGACCGTCCGCGCCATCACGGGCATGGGCGACGGCACCAACCCGCGCGGCAAGAAGTCCTCGCAGACGACCACGTCGGCGCTCTCCGGCTCGACCAACTCGATGACGGCGAGCACGCCGTGGGTCGAGGGCGCGGTCCAGTACGAGTGGTATGTGGACGACGGCGCCAGCGGTAGCTCCACGCTGCAGACGACGACCGGCATCAACAGCGTGGCGTTGACCGCGCTCACGACGAGCGGCACGGTCCTGCCGGCCGACAACGTCGCGAACAGCCTGGCGATCAACGGGCTGATCCCGCAGCTGACCGCCGCGCTCGGCGCGCAGATCAAGACGCTCGCAAAGGGCGTCGACGGGGTCGGCACCGACTTCACGCTCGACGACATCGACTCGATGAACAAGGCCGTCTGGGACAACGCGAAGGCGGACCCGGAAACCATCTGGATGAACTCGACGCAGGTCGTCCGCGCGACAAACCTCGTGCTCGCCGCCAACGGCGCGCCGTCGCTGTTCGTCTCGAACGTCGCGGACATGAAGGAGCTGACGGGCGGCTACCTGCTCGCCAACTGGATCAACAAGGCGACGGGGCGCGTGCAGCGGGTGCGGGTCCATCCCGCGCTGCCCGACGGCACGATGCTCGCCTACTCGAACCAGATCCCGTTCCCGACGGGCGGCGACATGGTGGGCGTGGACATCGAAGTGAGCCGCGACTACCAGCAGGTCGACTACGCGCTGACCGCGCGTCGGTACGACTTCGAAGTCTTCTGCCGCGAGGTGCTGCGCATGAAGTTCCCGGGCGGGGCCTGGATCATCCGCAACATCCGGTCGAACCAGACCACGTAATGAGCTGACGGAGGACGGACGGGCCGCGGGCCCGTTCGTCCCTTCGCATCTCGAACAGAGAGATCCACGACCATGATCAAAAAGTTTCTGATCTTCGCGCTCGTCGCTATCGGCCTCGGCCTGGCCGTGCCCCGGTACACTGAGGCCCAGGCGGATTACCTGATCGGGCAGAACCGGCCGCCGGTCTGCAATCCGAACGGGCTCATTCCGTACCTGTACTACAACGTCAGCAACGGCCACTGGACGTGCACCGCCTCGCCGAGTCCCTTGCAGGGCGCCGTGCTCGGCGACAAGGGCATCGCCGGTGCGCTCAGCGACCGCTTCTTGACGAAGGAAGTCACGGGCGTCGCCGACAACACGTTCACGGACGTCTTCACGGTCACGGTCCCGAACGCCGCCCATGCCGCGGTCATCCCGATCGTGCTGATGACGCGCCTCGGCGCCGGCGGCGCCATCGGCGCCGATGAATGCGTCGGCACCGCCTACGGCCAGCTCGTGATCGCCCGGACCGCCGGCCTGGCCACGGTGGCGACGGCGACGACCCTCTCGAATACCGGGTCCTCCTGTGTCGCCGGCGCGACCACGATTGCGACGGCCTATCAGGTGTCCTCAGTCGCCGGCGCGAATAGCGCGACGCAGACGTTCACCATCCAGGGCCGCGTGACCAAGGGCGCGGGATCATCGACGAACCACAAGATCGACGCGCAGGCCGATCTGCTCAACGCCAACGCGGCCGGCATCACGATTCAGTAAGACCGCCTTCGCGCGGCGGTATCGGTCGCGCGCAGCGTTCGCGATCGGGGTCGGGACCTGAGTGAAGGCGGGACCCGGCCCCGAGCCGGATGACGAGGACACACACGATTATGAAGATCTTCGAACTCGCGACCGCCTACAGCCCGGAGGCGGAGCTCGCGATCACCGTCGGCGAGGCCGTTCTGCCGATTCTCGCGCGCGAGAGCGCGGCGAGCGGCAAGGTCATCGTCCACGCGGCGCAGGCGCTCGGCGAGCACTTCGGCTGGAAACGGCGCGACGACCTCGAGGCCGCGCACGCCGCGGAGGCGGACGAGGCCGCACGCCTGGCCGCCATGACGCCCGAGGAGCGCGCGGCATACGAGCTCGACCTCCAGCGCCAGGCGGCGGAGGCGGAGCTCGCGGCCAAGGCCGCGGCCGTGAAAACCAGGAAGGGGAAGTAGCGCCATGGCTGCCACCGCACGATCCATGCGTCCAACCGGCGACGTCGCCGCCCGTCTCATTCCGCGGCACGGGTTCTATCGGGGCCCCGCCGGCCGTCGGCTCGGGCTCGCGATGCTCCCGGCGGGTACGCCGCTGCAGTACCGGCTGCGGAGCCTCTACCTCGAGCTCGCGTTGCACCTCCGCCTGGCGCTGGTCGGCTTCTGGCGTGGGCTGGCGAAAGCCGAAGGCGTTCTCGGCGCCTCGCGCCTGCACGTGAGTGTGCTGCGTGGCGACGGCACGATCGAACATCTCGGCCTCGTCTCGACGCGCGTCATCACCGACGCCGGCGTGACGTATCTGCGCGACGACTTCAACAACAACGCGCAGGACATCACGAACATGAACTTCCATGGTGCCGGGACCGGCACCACTGCGGAAGCCGCCGGTGACACGGCGCTGGTGACGGAAAGCACGACGGCGTTGAATCCCGATAGCACCCGCGCGACGGGCACGCGATCGACACCGGCCAGCAATCAGTTCCGCACCGTCGGGACGCTCACCTTCGACGCGGACGCGGCGATCACCGAGCACGGCATCTTCAGTCAGTCCGCGACGGGCGGCGGCACGCTGTGGGACCGGTCGAAGTTTGCGGCGATCAACGTCGTGGGCGCCAACGGCGACAGCATTCAATTCACCTATACGCTGACGCTGTCGTCGGGCGGATAGCGCGTCCATGCTGCTGCTCACGACGACGTCGGACAAGGTCCAGGTCATCACCGGTGCGGCCGTGGCGATCGACGTGCACGCGTCGTACGTGGATTATCCCGGTGGCACCACGGTCACGCCGGATCGCAAGAACACCGCGCAGATTGCCACCGCGACCACGACCGATATCGTGCCAGCGCCCGGCGCGAGCGTCTCGCGTAACGTCAAGCATCTCAACATCCGCAACGCGCACGCCACGATCCCGAATCCGATCACCGTGCAGCACACGGATGGGACGCATGTCGAAACGCTCTTCAGCTGCACCTTGCAGCCCGGCGAAGCGCTGGTCTTCGCCGATGGCGTCGGCTGGCGCGTGTTCGACGCCGTCGGCAATCTGAAAACGACGACGGCGACGACCATCGTGCAACAGGCCGCGCAGATGCTCACGAGCGATCTGACGGTGCCGGCGGATACCTCTCTCGTCGTCAATCGCACGCTGACCATCAACACGGGCAAGAAGCTGACGCTCGGCCTGGGCGCGCGTCTCCGGATTTTGTAGGGCACCTGTCATGGCTGAACTCGATCAGACGCGCATCGCGAACACCTCCATCAACACGCCGGCCGCCGGCGTGACGGCGAGCTTCATCGACAGCACCTCGAAGCAGCTGCTCCGCAAGCACGACGACGGATCGATCGATGGACTGCTCTCGAATCAGAGCGTCTCGACGCCCGGCGCCGGCTTCGCCTCGGACACGTATCTGGTCGGCTCGAGCATCACGGTCCCGAACGGGTTTTTCCGCGTCGGCACGCGTTACCGGCTGCGGTTCGACGTCGTCAAGACGGCGGCGGGCACGGCGACGCCGATCTTCAGCGTGCGCATCGGCACGGCTGGCACGACCGGCGACACCGCGGTCCTCACGTTCACCTTCGCCGCCGGCACCGCCGCGATCGACACGGGCATCGTGGAAATCGAGGTCCTCTTCCGGACCGTCGGATCCGGCACGTCGGCCGTCGTGGTCGGTTGGGCGCGCATCATGCACCACCTGGCGGCCACCGGCATCACGTCCACGGGCGCCGCGGGCATCGCCATCATCCCGGCGGTCGTCTCGTCGGGCTTCAACTCCACCGTCGCGAGCAGCATCATCGGCGTCAGCGTGAATGGCGGCACGTCCGCCGCGTGGACGATCAGCCAGGTCGAAGCGGAACTGATCAATCAGTAGCGAACGGCGTCTTCCCCAGGACGCCGCGCGTAGGCCTGATGCATGTTCGTCAAAGCCACGACGCTCCACGCGATCAACACCGACATCCCGATCACGGTGGTCTACACGGTGGGCAACGCGCTGCTGCTCGCCGCAACCTACGCCCACGCGCCCTACGGCACCGTCACGGTTGACGACGATCAGGGCAACACATACGTCGAGGTGCCGAGCGTCAGTCCCCAGACCGACAGCTCGGTGCAGACCCTCCATGTGTTCACCTGCGGGAACATGCAAGGGAGCGGCACGGCCGTCATCACAGTGCATTTCGGCGGCTCGGTCGGCGCGGCGATCTCCGCCTGCGAGTTCGACGGCGTCGACCCGACCACGCCTGTTGTCTCGGAAGCCGGCAACACGAACCTCTCGAGCGGCGATCTCAACTCGGGATCGCTGAGTTCAGCCGCGTCATCCGGCGATCAGGTCATCGCCTTCGGCAGCAACTACTACGACACGACGACGTGGTCGCCGGGTGCAACGAACCCGTCTGGCTTCGCCGTCGAAGCGACCGCCACAAGTCACAACGGCGATGCGAACGGCAACGTCGGGATGGGATGGGCGCTGCTCGCCGGCAGTTATTCTGCGGCGGCGTCGCTGAGTACCGGGACGACGGTCTACGGCTGCATCATCGCGGTCGCGCTCAAGCAAGGCACCGGCGGCGCAGGCGGTACGACGAAGCAGCTCACGTGGCTGAAGACGACGCCGCCCGGTACACGGCCCGGCTTCAACGGCTACCATCAACCCGTCTGGGACGGGCTCGCGCAGAAGATGCTCCTCTACGGCGTTGTCGCCGGATCCTCCTCGATCTATTCGACGGACATCTTCTACTACAAGACGCTGACGAATACGTGGACCACCATCGGCGGTAATGGAGATCTGTCGGACAGCTGTACCGGCGATCACAATTCGCCGTGGCCAGGCAATCGTCACCCGTACGCCCAGATGGCAATCGACACGACGCGGCACAGGCTGTACCTGTTTTCCGGCGTCTGTTCGGCAACCAATCACCACGACATGTACTATCTGCCGCTCAACGCGACTGAGACGAGCGACGGGCCGTGGGTCGAAGTCACGCTGACGGGCTCGCCGCCCTGGTGCAACTCCGGCGCGATGGCGTACGACCCCGTGCACGACGTGATCGTCCTCTATGCGGATCCTGCGGTCTCTGGCATTGGGCAGACGTGGGTGTTTGCTCCGACATCGGGTGGGACATTGAGCGCCCCACAAATTGCGGCGGGAGCATCGGCCGCCGATCAGTGGACGCAAATATCGGTGGTCAGCGGTGTGCAGCCTGGGGCTCCTGAGTCTGTCTGCATGAACTATTGCTCGGCGATCAACGCCATGCTCGTGCGGGGCGGGTCAACGAGTGGCGGTGTGGATAGCGCGGAGACCTGGAAGTACGACGTCGGTGCGCAGACCTGGACACAGATCGCTCTTTCGACCCTCGTGCCGGGCACCTATTTATCGGTCACCAGTTTTGGAACGGCCTTTTCAGTTGGAC